ACCAAACACATCACTGTCATGTGCTTGCATTGTTTGTGTAATTTCGTGTGTTCCGCCTAGTCTTACCACTGTACCTTCTTCGTATTCTGCATCTGCTTCATATCTTTCAGCAAGGTCGGCATATTCTGCACTAGTTGCCAAACCTCTAAATTTATAATTTGTAGTATTGTTCATGTTTACACCAGCCGCTATACTTGGAAATTGTGTGCTTAATGCCGTTACACCATCCTCTAGTTTTTCATCTGCATGAGGTGTCCAAGCTACTGTATCATCTACTGTAATTGTAACAATGTTTGCATCAACTATCATTTCTATTGTTTTGTGGTAGTTACCGCCAGTGTCTTTTCTGTTTCTAAATTCAATTTTTGTTGTACCAGCACCACTTAAAATTACACTCCAAACACCGTTATCGTATATTTTAAGTTGGCTGTTTGCTGTGTCATACCACAACATACCTTCAGTTGGATTTGTTGGAGCACTAGTATTAGCAAAATTTTCTAATAGATGCAACATGTTTTCGTTTAGTGTTTCACCAAAACGTGTGTAGTTTTTACCTATAAGTCCGATACTTGTACTGGTATCTATTGTACCGTCATTTACAACTATTGCTGTTTTACTACTTTGACTATAATCTATTGTATATGGCATATTCTTATTCCTTACAAGTCTGCGAAACTTGACCTAATTCTTAATGTATAAATTACTTGTATTTTTCTGTTTTCACTTTTTTGTACTGGGTGAAAGACTACATGTGTCAACAAATCGTTGTTGCCACTGTATATTGCCAGCTCGTCAAATACATATGTTCCATCCATGCTAGTGGCTGTATCTGTGCTATCTTGTCCACTAACACTTCCATAATCTAATGTGCATGTTGTTATAACATCTGTAAACGTATTTGGTGCAGTATGACTAATTTCTGTGCCGTTTAATGCACTTCCACTTACGGCTTCATCTACTGCTTGACTAAATGTTTGATTATATAATGCTCCACTTGAACTGTTAGTGTTGGTTGCTTTATATGTAACATTTCCTAGTCCGTCTATAGTTGTACCACCGTTTCCAAATCTCATTGTAGCTATCTGATGTGAACCTGTGTTGCCAGCTTCGTTTGCAAGTAAACTTGCAAGAGCAATACTCATGTTTTCATAATTAATAGCGTTTCTTCTTTTGACTAGAATTTCACCAGACTCTGGATCCCATATCTTAATATGTCCCTCAATGCCTATTAGTGATGTATCATTTATCTTGTCTAAACTCATAGCTCTTTCCATTTAATGTATTTATATCGTTCCTTTGCCTGCATTTCTAATGAAAGCATGTTCGGGCGTAGTTCCAGCGGCAGTTAAACTTATGCCACTATCATTGTATGCTAGGCGTAGTCCGTCACCATAATGTGAGAACTTATCTACTGTTGGAATCTTAGTTGTTGGACCATTGTTAATAACTGTATCACCGCTTGTATGTGCTTTAATACTTGTACCTAATGTACCTCTTGTACAGAACAACAAGTTATTTTGTTCTATAGCTTGGTATTCTATTCTTTCATTTCCAATATAAATTACTCCAGGCACTGCTGAAATTGTATTAGGATCATCTAATACAGTAGCGTCTGTAACTGGTATTGTTGTATCAAACTCAGTTATATTCGCAGTTAGTGTTGTTTTTTGTGTATCTACAATAACATTGCTTATTTGAATATCCATTGGTTGGTATTGCATCATTCTAAATGATCTACTGTCTGCTGTAGCAGAAGTTCCGTCTAGTAATATTAATCTGTAAGGATCGGATAATGCATATGATTTAACTAGGTCACTTGTATTTCCAGTAATAAACATGTTTAATCCATCTGGACTAAAATGTATGCCGGAAGGATTACCACCTATAAAATAAAATCCTACATGCGTTGCTGTTGAAATATCCCAAGGTGTAGGTACTTTAAATTCATCTACACCATTACCACGTGTTCCTACTATAAACAATCTTTGACCGTCGGGACTCCACTCTATACCAAATGGTTCTATGTCTGTAGCAGTTACACTTAAATCTTGGTTAAATGTTGCTGTTGAAATATCAAATGCACTGGATAAATTGTATTCATGAATCTTGTTAGTTTGATCTCCGGTGATATACATTTTAGTACCATCATCTTTAAAGTCAAGTCCAAAGTTATCACTGTCTACAGTTGTAACAAGTGTTTGTGTGAAACTTGCTGTTGAAACATCAAAGCCAGTTGTTAATGCATACTCATGAACATTACTATTGCCTACACCAGTAACATACATTTGTGTACCGTTAGCATTAAATTTTACTGCGGTTGGATTTGGACATTCAGTAACTGCATAACTGTCTATAAAGGTTACTGTAGAAGTTAAATCAAATCCAACTGAAAGAGTATATTCATTCACATCATCTCCAGTTGTACCACAAACAAACATTTTTGTTCCATCGTTGTTAAATGTAATTCCTCTAGGACCAGTTTCCTCAGAATTTACACTGTAAGTTGCACCTGCTGTAACTGTAACAGAACCGCTTGCGTTTGTTTGTACTAGCATGTTGATATTCTCTGTGAAGTCTGTAGGAACAAGTTCTTCGCCCCAACCTTCACAAACAGGTTGTATAAACACATTGCCGTTGTAGATATCAGTAAAACTAGATTGTGCAGTTGTGAATTGAGATTCATCTAAGTTTGTATTGTGAGGTACACCAAATTGACCTCCAGTTAATACTACATCACATGCCCAATCTCTGGTGCTGTGATCTTCATACTTCAAAGTAATAACGCCAGTTCTAGGTTCTTCGTCTATCTCTATGTTAGTTGATTCACCAAAGGTATTGCTTTCCATACTGCTTAGAAGTTTTGTATGGAATGGTTTAATATCTTTAACAAAATCTTCAACAGTTTGTATATTGTATTCTTGATAATTTTGCTTTTCAGTAAGCAATGGTCTCTTTACTCCTAAGTGTGTATAAGTTGTTTTGAATGCAAAATCACTTGCTGTGTTTTGTAGTATTGCATTGTATAATAGTTTAAACCACATTTTATTGTACATAACATGATGTCTGCCTATGAATATTTCTGTTCTAAGTAGATCCATAAGTTTACCAATAACATTATCACTACAACTATCAAAAGGAGTTACATCAAAACCAATTGTATCAAACCCATGTCCAAACTTTGCTTGATTCCACATTTCCTCACTGATTTGTACTGTTGCTTTTTCTTTGAAAACCAGTTTATCTGTGCCTCCTGTAAAGTGGTACATTTCACTTCTATCAATATCTGCTCCAGGAGATGAAGACTTAATTAACACATAACTGCCATCTGACTCAGGCTCTCCTGCATTTAAGTAATCGTCAAATGTATCGTAAACTAAGTCAGCTACTATATTTGGATTGAACCTATATGTAACATTCCCGTCATTATCTTTTTCTACAAGATGCCAATCTATTAAATTAACATAATCTTTTACTCTGTAAGTTACTGTACCTTCAACAAACGTTGTACTAAATGCATTTTCCCAATTATTAATTTCGTCAATAACATTTACTTCACTTAACAATGAGTTTACACTATGAACAAAGTTTTGTCTAGCATCTTTTAAATTTCTAAACAAACTTTGTCTTGGACGTATTTGATGTCCGTATCTGTTATACTTGTGCAGTTTTAAATCTGGTACAGGCTGTCCTCTCCATATACTAATATCATCACTTTGTGTGCTTTCAACAAAATTAAAGTCATATACTCTACTCCAATGACTCATATTTGTATCTAAATTAGGTTGTTGATTAACATTGTTATCAACCAAACTAATATAAAACTCATTGTTTTCTCTTACTACTGCATCTTTTACATATACTGATGAACTTGACCAATCTCCAAATGGGAAATCTACGCTGTACCTGTTGAATCCAGCTAAACTATCACGCATCTTAATATGCAAGTATTCTGGTACAGTACAATTAGGATCACCTTCAGCTAACATTAACCACTCTTGCATTGAACTAGCATTACTTGTAACTTTTAGATTTACTTGTGCTACTGTGCTTTCTGATACAAATGGTCTAATGTTTGCTAGCAATATAGTATCATTTCCTGTTTGAGCCGCCCATGCAAGATTAAAATTAGCAGGATTGGTTATTATTTGAGCTACTTGAAGTATATTATAATTACTCTTTCTTACACTAGAAGTTTTATTTTTTACCCAGAAGTAATAAACTGTCTCAGTTTGTTTTCGTTTATCGTTATAATAGTTTTCTTCTGTCCAGTTATATACAGTTTGACCATTTATTACATTGCCGTAAACTTCGCCACTTGCTTCGTTACCATCTACTTGAACTTTTTTAGAAACTAAGTCAACCCATTGTTCTGGAAGCACAGGACTTGCTGTCCATTCATAAATGTCAACACTTGCACCATCAGCTAGTCTACCCCAATTATTTTGTTGATAGTCTATTGAACCTTGTTCATAATCTAGGTAAACAGATGTGCTTGTATTCCACCAGCGTTTTCCGATATGTTGTCTTCCCCATGCTTCTACGTTAATAACTTCACCGTCTATGTTATTATAATTGTAATTTGCAATATCATTTGTAATTTTAAAATCTATTTCATTATCTACAAATCCAAATAGTATTCCTTTTGCTGGATCAAATATTTCAAGGTTTGTTATAGTAGTTTGTGTATCTGCATTATAAAGTTTGATGTTTTCAATGAGATCATTTCTTGCTTGTTTAATACCTGATCTAACTTTATTCCACGAACCAACATGACCATTATTTTCACTCCAAGTACCTAGCCAACTATAAACTGCACTAGTACCTGTGCCATCATCATCTACAAAAGCATAAATTGGATTGCTTGTATTGTTTTGTCTTATATCTGCAAAATTATATTTGAAAATATCATTAACTTTGTCTTGTCTATTTGCTTCTAAATCTGCGTAACTTTTAAATCTCATTTTTCTTAAAGGATAAATGTTACCCACATGCCCGTTTGTTTCAATAAACTCATCTATGTAGAATATTGCTGGATCATTATCAATTCTTGTTACTCTATGTATACCATCAATGTTAGGAACACTATCACTGCCTCTAACCAGTATGTAGTCTCCAATTGATAAGTTATGTGCTTGTGTATCACCTGTTTGTCTTCTTACTTTTATCTGTGCTTCGTCAGCACTTACTACACCTGCACAAATATCATAAGTGTACATACCAAAGTCCATAGTTTGATAAACTTGATATCCCAAGTTGTAATTGCCAAACTCACTGTCATCTGCTACCCATATATTGAAAATGTTTGGATCGTTGCTTTGTTCTTTGAATACCGGAACGCCGTTTGCATCAACCAAAGCATTGAATACTGCACTAACTTGTGATTGTGTTGCACTATAAGTCTGAGCTATTAAACCTATTGTACTGTTAGCTGTTCCAGAACCAATTACAAGTGTACTGTTTGTGCTTGTAAGTTTGACTTTGTTGGATTGGTTGACTGCTGTTACTCCGCTTATAGCCGCACTATTAATTCTTTCTACAATATCAGTAATATTCAATCCTATAGATGATGTTGCAGTTGTTACTGTTGCTGGTACAAGTCCAGTAGGTAATCCAATTACGCTATTTGCTGTACCACTACCAATAAACAAGTTAGGCAGTGTTGCATTAATTTGTAATACTGTATTGTTATTTGTACCTAACTGAGCACTTACTCCGCTGACTCCTGCACCATTAATTTGATCTAGCACTTGCTGTATTGTAAGATTTGGTGTAGATTGTGTGCTAGAACTTGTACTGTTAATTGTTTCTGTAGCACTGTTAAATCCAACTGTATTATTAAGAGAACCTACACTAATACTTAATGAAAAAGATGTTGTATTATCATTTGTGGTTTTAGTTATTTTTAGTTTACTACTTGTATCTGCACTTGCTGTTACATTACTAATACTTGCATCATTAATTTCTTGTATAATATCCGACAACTGATAAACTTTAAAATTACTACTGCTTTGTGTGGTTACTATTGTGTTTATTGTAAACGTAGTCGAGGCATTTGATGCACTTTTAAGATAGTTGGCTATATTAGCAGTAAAGCTACCATTGTTTAATGCCGCTTGTGAATTTGTAATATCAGCTGGTGCAACTGTTTCTGTACCATTTGCTACATTTGTTCCTATATAATTTGTTCCTTGAATATTGTTGATAATAATTAAGTCTTGATCCAGTAAAAACTGTGCCGCTGTTTGCGTAGAACCAGCTAACCCAATTTCAGTTATTAACTGACTTATATTAAGACCTGCGTTATTTGCATAGTAAGTTGTAATCCAAGTTGTCCATGCCGCCGCACTATTAGATGCAATGTATGCCGCTCTTAGACCTTCTATTCTTGATATCCTTGTTGTAGCCGTTGAAGCAATACTAGACTGATTTTGTGTCCAACTGGCATTAAAGGCATTTTCGTAGGCTGTTTGTGCAGTAATATTTGAACTGCTGGATGTTGTATCATTGAATGTAATTGTAGTTCCGTCGATAATAAGTGTAGATGAATTACTACCTGTAAACGAAGGATTAATTACTGAACCTGTTTTTGTTATGTCATTAAAAGTTGTAGTGATAACACTATTGCTAAAAGTAATTGTTGTATTGTTTGTTGAACTTTCACCAAATATTACTGTAGAGCCATGTGTAACAACATTGCTACTAGATATATTATTACTACCTGTTACAGTAATTGTATTTCTAGTTTGACTTGTTGCTGTTTTTGATAGGGTAATAGTATTACCGTCAATAATTAAAGTTTGTCCTGCACTAGGTATTACAGGAAGTTGATTAGATCCTAACACATCAATAGGATCGTTTGCTGTACTGAATCCACTGCTTCCATCTTCGTCGAGCATTGCCCAACTTCTACCGGTGTAAAGTACCTTTTCGTTAAACTTATAACTTACAGTACTATCCCATTGTCCAATATCTTGCCAATCACCACTGTGGTCATATGCAGGTTTTACTTCAGTTGGAAACTGTGTGAAGTCTTCTTTGTTGATTACTCTATAATCACTTTCTAGTAATAATGGTAATCCTGCTTTGTTGAGATCGCTATCGAATAATTCATCACTAGTACTTTTGTAATTGTTTACGGGTCTTGTATTAAAAGTTGTTCCACTGTCGTAAACTTTTAATGGACTAATACTGTCTATGTCAATCACTATATCACTCAGCACATCATGTTTCAATCCATCTGTAAATCTAACAGGTTGAGGACTTGTTGTTAATAAATCAGGTGTAATTTGAAATTCTAGTGTTTCTCTTTTTCTTGTATCACCAAAATCAGCAGTTCTTATTGCCCAGTTTTCTAATAGTTCTGCTGTAGCGTTTCCGTCAAACAGACTATTGTTTCTCATAAATGCACTCAGAGCATGATCTGTTCCTCTATACTTGTAACTACCTTTTACAAATTCATAAACTGCATCATCATCTAAATCAAGTTTATGACTCCATTCTGGTCTATTATATCCTGCGTTGAATCTTGCTATATCACTTATCTGTTTGTTGCCTAAGGTTTTTGTTCTACCATAGTATTGATCTACTTCTCTAGCTGTAGTATCGAAGTTTGGAAGTATTGAATTTTCATTTACAATATAGCCTGGTGAATATAATTTACCATTCCAATTTTTTGTTCTACTTCCTCTCCATATAATTCTTTTGTGTGCAAGGAAAATAGTAGGATCGTGTATAGCATCGTCGAAATTTGTAATATTATCAAAAATGAATATGTGTTCAAGTTGTACCTTGTAAAGCCTTATACCATAAATTTGTGTTGCTTCTTCATCCTTTACTTGGAATACTGTTTCGCTATCTGGCTCCATACTTTTTCTGTCAATTAAAACATCATATGCTCTAATCTGATTTCCGTTAGCATCTATAATATTGTAGACTCCGTCATATTTTTTGTCTATATTATCAAAGTAACCATCTTGTCCGTCATTGACTGTAACTTTGGATGAGTCTGGAATAAGCGGTAACTGTACGGTGCTTGAGCCTACTGCCCAAGTTACAAAGTTGCTTGCAGAAGATCTCCATTGCTGATTAAATCCTAAGGTATTCAAGTAATGACCATATCCATTAATAAAGTTGTACACTTCTTGGATTGATGTAAGTTCAGTATTGTAATCCAACTGTGATAGAATATTCTCATACTCGTTATATCTCAACACCTGTACAGTTGTAACTCCTTCAAAAGTTACAGTAATACCTGGAGTAGATGTTCTTGGCTTATAATAGTTAAAGTATGCTAGGCTATTGTCATAACCATCTATTGTATAACCGTTTGCAGTTTTGTTTACTTTGATACCACCAAAGAAATATTCTTGTGAAGGTTTGTTTGTATATAAAATTGTATCAATATTTTCTTCTGGTACAAAGACTCTACCTTTATCTTGACTGCTTTCTAAAATAAACTGTTGATTTCTACTAACAAAGCCTCCTGCTTTAATTATAGGTCTAAAACTTATGTTATAAAATCTTTTTGCTAAAGCATCTGCATCTGTGCCGTATGTGTTACCAAATTCAATAATTGCATTTGCTAGTCCATCAAAATATGTTTTAGTATCGTCAGCTAGTATAGGATCTAATACTGCATTACCTGTGCTTACATCTAGCTGAGGTCTATTATAATATTGTACACCTTGGAAATTTACTTTGGCTCCAACAACAGATCCATTTTCTACTTTAACTACAACAGATCCACCGCTACCAAAATTATCTGTAACAATCACATTAGGCGAACTAGTATATCCACTTCCTGGATTTATAATATTAACACTTTCAATAATTTTACCTATGTTGCTGGATCCAGTTAATGCCATGTCTGCCCAACTGTTTAATCCTTTGTAAGCAATATCCATAATGTAAGGTATATCATAGCCTGCAAGATTTTTAACTACTCTTCTTTGTGTTCTAAAATAATTGTTAAGTGCAATTAATGGTCTTGTTCTCATAAATGAAATTATGTTTGCAATCTTTCCTTGACTTGTTCTGCGCCATTCAGCTTCTACAGGACCCCAGTCTCCAAACTCAAAATCTTTTTGTCTATCTGTTAGTGTTGGCGTAGAACATACACCTGCTGTAATAGGATCATTTAATGCCCCTAACAGTGTAACCAATGTGTTATTTTGCCAATCGTAATTTTTATAACTGTAATCAACATCATATGTATCACTACTACTTGGATTACTTGTTTTACCAAATTCAAGTGCTAGTAAAAGTGCAGTACGTTTTGGTGCATCAGTCCAACTGTAGTTTGCGTCCCACCAAGTAGGTTTCTTATTAAATCCTAACATTTCCCAAGGATGAGTATGTGGTCTATCAGTTCTAAAGAAGTAATGATATATGCCTCTCCAGCCACCAATGTTAGGAGACACAGTACTGTAGTTCCAAGTAAACTTATCGCTACCATCAAAGTATGTTGTACTATTGAGAGCCACAATATTGTTAGCAGATTTGTATTTGTTAAATTCACTTCTAATTGTATTGTTTACTTCACTCCAGGTATACACTGCTGGTCTATGAGCATTTGGCGTCCAGGTGCTTTGATTTACAACATTGTCAAGATTACTGTTAAGGTTATTGTATATTCTCAGTTCCAGATCCCATAATCCTGCATCTACAGGATCAAATCCTACTACTGTTCTAGCGTATAATTCTGTTCCGTTTCGTACATGTACATTACCATCGTGTCCAATAATAACACTATCTGTTGCTGTGCCTGTGCTATCTTTACTGTAGTCCGTTCTTAATTCAGGAACAAATGGTTTTATCATTCCTAGTTTGACTGCACTGTAAGGTACAAAACTTACACTTCCTCTTTTGTACCATCTTATGTGAATATTGTTTTTACCAGAGCCTGGAAAAGTTATACCACTTAATGTAACTGTTACACTATAATCGTCCATTGTGTAATCTACATCTTTAACCAGTCCTCTCCAAATATGTTCACCATTTGAATCTGGAATTTGTATCCATACTTGTACATGATTAAATGTATCATCATAAATGTTTACTTCTTCTGGTAAATCAAATGTAGGTGTTTGATTGAGTACCCAACTACCATCAAAACTTTTATAATCTCTATACATTGCCATTTGACTGGTTGCAAAAGCATTGCTACTGTTCTTTCCAATGTTTAGTGCTTCAAGTGTTTTGTCAACTAGTTGGTACACTGGTACGTTTATTTCTGTACTATTATGAAGCTGTGTAATTTTATTTTTAAATTTGTTTATAAATTCGTTGTAATTTGCATTTGTAAATTGCAAAGCACTGTATGGATTAGTATTATTATCAACCAATAATTGGTTTGCTAGTTCTGTACTAAATGGTTGTTGTTTTATCAGTCCACCTGTATCATGTGTTTGCACAATGTTTCTATAGTTGTTTGTGCCGTGCAAGTTTCCTGTAAACAATGGATTTGATTTCATTTGTGAAGTCAAATGTCTAATAAGATCTCCATAGCTTACTTTCTCAAAATTTTGATTGAGTGGGTTACTAAGTTGTGTACTTGCAACTTCAAAGTTTCCTTCGCCTGTAGCACTATAATTTGCATCTGATTTGAATACAAATTCATAAATGTCATCTAATACTAGTCCACTGCTAATGGTTACAATGTTATTTGTATGTGTAAAGTTTGTAAATGCTTTACCATTTTTCCTTACTTCAACATTTGTTTCATTTGCATTTTCGGTAAAAAATATTACGCCAAACTTAGCTGGATCCGAAACTAATCTATACTTTATACTGTTAACAGTTGGTGTTGTAATTACTATAGTAAAAGTGTTGCCACTACCCGCTGTTCTCAAAATGCCACCACCAACTGGAGAACCATCCATGTTTACAAACTCTATTTCTGCTTGAGGAAAGTGTGTTGATATTGTATAGGTGTTATCGTTAAAGAAAAACAATGTAGGTAATTTGCCGCCAACCCTAGTAACTCTGCCATCAGATACATTTGCTGTTGGCTGTGTGCTTACTGCTAGTGTACTACTTTCTTGGAATATGTTGTAGTATCTATCAGAAATTGTTTTTGAATGTCCAACATCTACTAGTAAAGGTTTTGAAGGATCAGTAATTACTTTTCTAATACGTTTTTTAACAACCTGTCCAAATCTATCTGCTGTCCAGCCGTTGTAATATCTGTCATTAACAAAATCTTTATAATAGTATTGACCTATTATGTTTTTGATTTGATTTTTACTACCATCGCTACTTTTTTGTACATAGGTAGACTTTTTACTCAATAGCTGTGCATCAAAATTTAGACCTGGTGTATTTCCATAATCAACATACTCAGCGTTAAACCCTAGTGCATCATCATAACTACTCGTAGTACTGTGTACAAAATCAAAAATAGTAGAACCGTTAAAATCACTGTCTGGGTATTGTGTTGCACTATCCAACTTAATTAAGTCTACATCATATAGCTGTACTTTCATACCCTGACTTCTGTGTTCTTTTTGTTGACTTTGTATCCATGTAGTGCCGTCGAAATATATCTCACTACCACTTAGTGGAGCTTCTCTGTTTGATATACTCTCACCAGCCAAAACTTTATCAGTAACATTATGACCATTGAGAATTAGTATTTTTTCGCCAGCGGTTAATTGTGTTGCACTATTGCTACCATCAAAGTTATATGTTTCGGTTAGTGCTATACTAACGCCTACTCCGGTAACTGTAAAAATTTTATTGGTGTATGCACTATTTGTAGTATTAAAGAATATAATTAAGTCATTGTTTTCTAATTCTACAGGAGTAACTTGCTCCCAGAATTCTAAATGTTCACCATGTGTTGGTTTGCGTTCTTCACCATGTGCTTTCACACATTCCCAATATGTAATTACAAAGTTAGGACTCGATCCGCTTGTTACTTTAACTTTTTCTCCAAAGTCATATCCTCTTGCTGTCCACTCAGTATTAAATCCAATTGGAAATACATTAAAACTTGTTTGTCCAACTATTACAGTTGCTGGATCTATTGCACTTTCTAATGCATGATCTACATTTACAACATGTTTTTTACCAAAATTAAATTTCTCTAGATTTGCTTTGTATTCAATGATCGGTCTAACTGCTCTGTAACGATCCAACGTATAGACATCATCTGTTACACCTTGATATATCAAAGCATTTTTAATTGTTTCTTCATGCACCCATAAATTACTTCTACTCCATGCACTTTGATCTGGTGATTGTCTTTGTTCACAAGTGTAGTCCCTTGTAGTCATTCTATGTTCTCTGAGATCAAATTTTCTAAAATCAAAACTATATTGATCTTCGTCAAATCCACTTGGCTCTTGAGCACTATAGGTTGTAATATTACACCACACTCTTTTGCCTTGTTTGCCTTCGTATTGTCCTGGACTAAATTGCGTTGTTAGTACTATACCATTTGGATCTCCAACTCCGTCAACTATAAGAATTGCATCATTCTCATAAGTCCCTGAAGTACTATAGGAATAGTATGTGTGTATTTCTATTTCCTCGTTCACTGCTGGTGCAGTTGTAAAGGTAACAACACCAGTTGTTGCGTTGTATGTATAATCTGTTGTAATATCTTGTTTTGAGTTATTTTTATAAACTCGTAACGAGTCTTGAACCCCGTTCTGTACTGTTGCTGTAAAAGTAGTATTTGCACTATTGGTTTGTGTAAATCTGTCTACAGTATGCGGAGCAAGTTTTATTCTCATTCCGTTTTCTAACGTAAGTGTTTTACCATTTTTCATCACAGGAGTTGTATAGGATGTTTCGCCATTGATTGTATCCATATCAAATCCAGTTGTGTATTGTAATTCACACGGTGGCATAACATCTAAAACCCAATAGTATCTGTGATAGTTTATAAACATATCATAGTTAATGGGTAAGTCTAGTGTGTATCCTACTTCAGCTAAAAATTTATGATGATTGTTTGTATCAACTTCATTATAATCAAAACTTCTTAATAAGTCATCATATGCTAGTGCATGGCTTATACTATTGTCTTCATTCTTGTTAACCATTCCAGGTTGAAACTGGTACGGATCATTAGATCTATTATCAAGCAAATAGTTGTCAGTTATAGCTGGAACCGCATCTCTAACATCATCACCTGTAGTTTCACCAACAAAATGTTTAATGGATTCTAAACTACCACTAGCTAGTAATTGTTCAAATGTTGAATCAAAAAATTGTTTGTTTACAGTTGTTTTGAGAATATCGGGTAGCAGTTCAGTTACACGTTTGGTACCTGTTTTTTCTAAACTTTCGCCTGGCCTCTGTATATTAGGTGCTAAACTAGGATTCGGTTTACGTTCGCTCATTAGTAGCCTCCGCCTGATGTGCTAGAAACATTACTTGCAGAAATGTTGCCACTTGTATTTTCACCTATAGTTGTTAAATTAGCATTAGATGAACTTTGTACAGTAATATTGTTTTGTTTTACTAACGGTAAAAACAATTCATCACTGTTACTTGAAATTTCAAATAAACTTGTACCATCTGCTGGGTTACTTACACTTGAAATTGTTACTTGACTTATCTCACCAATCATGTTATTATGTATGAAAGCCGCCATTTCAGTAAAGTAAAAATCTTCTCCAAAGTCCCAATTATCAATGTTAAAATATTGATTGATAAGACCAATTACTCTCTGCTTGACTTCTGTGTCACTTATTGTACTGTTGCTTGTTTTTGTAACATTGAATGTTGCTTGCAGTTCACCACTAGCTAGATCTCCAAACAATAGTTTATATTTTACTGGTCTATAAATCACTTGGTCGCTTATAGATTTTTTAGTGTTTAAACTTTGAAAAGTATCTGTAAGTTCACTTATAGTTGGAGGATTTGGTTGTGTTTCTGCCCTACCATCATACTGTGCCCAATTCCTATACTCATTGTTGAAACTGTTTAATAGAACATATGTATCAATAATATTAGTTGTACTAGGATCAATCAATGAATTCAAGTCAGCTATTCTGTTGTATTGTGTGTGTAAATTTCCAACTCCACTTACAACTGTTGTTCCGCTATCTGGGTCTATTGTTGTATAATTAAATCCATCTACAGTTTTAGTTCCTAACTTTATAGTTGAACTACCTACAATATTGCTGAATGCTTCAGGATCATTTGGATAACCATCATTGTCAGGATCAGCAAGTGTAACTCTAATATTATTTGGATCTGTGTAACCATCTGCATATGTAAAGTATCCGTATGCATTAAACTTGTAATCTTTTCCCAATGGATTTGGGTCAGATTCACTCTTAGAATTGATCTTCAATACCTTAATATTATCTCTGAGAGGTTTGTTTGTTTCACTACTAAATGTGTTATTAAAGTTTAGATTAGTAAACTTCAACTTATTCGCACTTCCTATAATGTATTGCGTTCTTCTTGTTAGCATTTCCCATTCTGTTGTGCCATGATTTAATCTTACAACCCAACTATTGTCAATACCAGTACTGCTTCCATCGCCTGCATGTTCTAAACTCCAGTTGGCAACTGAATTAAGTGTTGTGCTATTGGCTGGAAGATTTGCACTATCAATAATAATCCATTTCTGCGAGCTTGCATTGTATCGTAATCCAAAAGTATTTTTATTGTTTATTTTTGCAATTACATTTGTTCTAGTTGTTTCATCTAAATCTATGCTTAATCTTGGAACTATTCGTCTTACTCTTGCTCCACTGCTAACAACTGCATTAAGCACTATTGAACCTTTACCAGTATTATCAATACCTGTTGGATTGCCTGCACTATTATCATCACCTAGTCCATTTTTATAAAGTCTGTCTACTTTTACCCATTGTGTCTTTGCGTCTACAATAGTGCCTTTTACAAGAGCACCTGTTCCGCCACCGCCAGTAATTGAAATACTTGTGCTTTGATCGTATCCACTGCCACTGTCAGTAATTGCAATACTAGTGACTGCTCCATTAGCAATAGTACAAGTCGCTGTAGCACCACTACCTTTTCCAGTAATTGTAACTGTAGGTGTAGTTGTGTATCCACTACCTGCACTTAATATTGTAGCATCACTGATATATCCCATTTTATAAGGAGAATCAATAAATTCAACTAGTCCATTTATATCAGCTTTCTTTAAACTATTTGTTGCTGTATCTCCAACTCTTTGTACAATACTATTGTAAGTAAAATATCCGCTACAACCATCACTGCCTCTTGTAATTTGATTCCATCTAAAAACATTTGTTTCAGTGCCACTGGAATTAAAGAATGTAATTCCATCTATAGTGTTGTTGAAATCATACTTTGCATCATGTGTTGTAGATGACCATCCTTGTCTGCTGTAGTAAAAATTAAATATTTCTGGATCAGCAAGCATAGGTTTAATATACTTGTCATATATTTGTGTACCAGTTAAACTTGACGGTAAACTAATTACACTTCTGTTTGTAATACCTTGTTCATAAAGATAAATGTCATCACTATACTGTGTAGCATCACTGTAAGTTGCAGTTGGATCGTATATATCTCTGAATCTACTGTGTCCGCTGTGTACTCTGTTTATACTTTTAATTTTTCTAATATTCTCACTAGCAGTCAATGGTGTAATTGCATAATCTTCTGCTGTAATCATTCTATCTTGTGTAGCAAAGAATCTAGGAGCATTAGCTTTAATGCTAGATACTGTTTCTCTTTCGCTTGCGTTACTAACAATAGATTTTAAACTTGCTCTAAACTTAGCAGTGTGTAGGTTACCTGAAGAACTAATGTAATCAATACTAAATGAAGTTTGATTAAACGAATCAGGTACTAAACTATATGTTTGGTTAAGTCCTGTTCTATACCAGACTCTAATAATTCCCCTTGGAATATTACCAAAGTTGCCATCGCTGAATACAATACTTACTTGGTCGTTTTCTCTACTGCTTACAGAATAGATATCACGTATTTTATTTTGTCTTGCGTTAAACATTGCACTTGCGCCAAACAATCTATCAACTCTTGTCCATGTTTTTTGTACTTGTCCGACTTCGTCAACAGTCTGTACCCAAATTTGTCCGTTGGCTACATTGTCTGCATTGATATCAACTGAAAGATTAGGCAATCCGTTGTTGATTTCAAAGTCTTTGAATGATAAAGATCCTTGCTTAAATCCAATAAAGAATCCTGTGTTTGGTGAACCAAATCCACTGTTATCATTTCTATAAAGTAAGTCAACTGCACCATAAGGATTAGGAATCTTTTCTATTAGTGCGTTTGTTGCAGTATCAACTCCTGCACTGTACAAACTAAATGTAGCACTAGCACCATTTATTTTATTTGTAAATTCTCTTGTAGCTGTGTTATTGGTACTATTTGTTCTATAAATTTCATTTGTAACCGTTCCCGTTGTTGATGTAGCAAACGGAGATCCAAACTTACTACTACTTTGAAAAATAGCATTCATAATAGTTAAAAAGTTTTGGTAGCTTGTTGGATTTGTTGCATCTTCAAACTGTGTGTTAACATTTGCTAAACTGTTTCCGTTTGAATCAAAAACTTGTTCATTTGTTTCAACTGTATCTATTTTTAAATAACCACTTGCAACAACATTTCTAGTAGGTGTATATCCTAAAAATTCAGCAATACGCAAGGCGCTTTCTCTGCGTTCTGCTGTACTTAGATAGTTTTCTCTTTGCCCGAGGTCAGCTCTAAATGCTAGGTTATGTCCTAAGAATGCCATTAATTCGATAAGTGCTATAAATTCACTTGAATTAATGTAATCATTAAAATTTTCTGGATAGTTTGTGCTAATATAGTTTACCATTGCAGTTCTGATTGTATCAAAATCATATGCTTGCAGATTAGCTTGAGCAAAACTTTCGTATGCTACTGTAAAGTCTTCTGCGGCAAATAAACTAGCTTGTCTTGCGCCTTGTGCCATTATTCTTCACCTATAAATCTCAGAAACAGTTCTTCTGCTGTTCCTGTGTCGTTGTATTCTAACCTAACTTTAATTTCTAATGTATGATCATCGGGTTTACTTAGAAGTGTTTCTAATACTCGCCAACGTGGGTCATTGTTAACAATTTTGTTTACATCATCTAATGCTTCTCTTTCTGTTGCACTATCCAATGGTTCAAATACTAAATTAGGTAGTATACTTCCAAAACTAGGAAATCCTACCCTTTCACCACGTCTTGTGTAAAAATGATTTAATAAATCACGTTTGGCAAGATTAACATCTGTTAATGTTTTACTACCACTTATGCTGTCTATTGTGCTATATCCGATGTAGGTTACCATACTATTATTTATGGTAAAATTAAATACTCAGTTAAATCTTTATAGTTGTTTTTATAATATCACCGGTATTCATTGCTTTTGTAATTGTAACTGTAAATCCGTCCAAAGTAAAATCAAAGAAATGCTGTTGTATTTCATCATTTATAGTAACTGCTAGTTTTTCTACTGGACTCATACTAGCATTAGCAAGCAGACTAAAGCTGGTAGAAGACCCGTCAAAAGTAAAAATTTGTGTGACCAAAGTTTTGTTATAATCTGTAACAATTTTTCTGCTTAGTCCTTCCGGAGTGTTGGGCAAAAAATTTCCTGTCTCGGCATAGTAAGCAAATCTTGCTCTTGACAGTTGATCATTGTTTAGTGTACCTTTTTCATTGAAATCACGTATTTTGAATACGCCATTACTGCGATACCATGTTCTCGTTTTAATCTTTCCGTAATCTGCAAGTCTTAGAATAGTTGCTATTTTGATACACAAAGGTTTGTTAAGTTGACTGTTTATAATCATATCAGCTAAAGTATCATACTTACCTTGTTTTAGTACAGGTAATATTTCATAAATTACTTTTCCGTGAAATACTTTAAACAATTTGCCTGTTGCCCAATGATAAAGTATTATTGCATCATAAACTGATTGAGTAATTGTTGCGATTCCATTTGATATTAATTGTTTTTTAGCAAGTATTTCTTGTTTGTTGTAAGCATCTTTCCATAAATCAAATGCTTGTTGTTCAGTTAATCCTGTGATATAACTTCCTTCTCCGTATGCAGTTTGATCAAATCCACTGTAATTTGAGAAAAAGCCTAATGCACAATCTATAGCTTTTTGACTAGATGTTACATTTGCTATATTGAGAACAGTGTGATATGCAGTATGATCCTTTACTGTGTAGTCATTCCAATTTCTTGTAAATCTTTCTTCAACTGTAGTTGTCATCTTGGCACATCCTTTGCAAATGCTCTTGGATTGGCAACTCTTGTATTTGATTTTTGCTGTGTAGTTTGTTCAGGAGCAGGTTGCTGATTATTCATAATACTTGCCATGTCAATATCAGTTGCGGCAAAGTTAGTATCAGGACTAGCGGCTTGTGGAACGTTTTCTTGTTCCTCATCATGTCCGCCCCAAGGCTCTGCTTCGGGTACTCTACCTGTAATACTTTCTTTTACTGTTCTATTAACTGTGAGATTGTTAGCAGTGGTTTTTGTAGCGGCTGTGGCTTCGGGACCATTCATATCAATTAAACTTGCTGTTTCTCTAATAAATCCACTACATTTTATGTGTCCATTTAGATCAGATGTTAATTTTATATCTTTGTTTGCATGTAAATTAAATTCTCCAGTTGCAGTTTCAATAGTAGCACCATCAGTTCCTCTGGCTTTCATATTAATACTATCAGCATCTATGTTAAAATCTCCACCACAGTGAAAATTAAAATCAGTTTCTGTGTGCATACTAATATCACTCTCAGAATAGACATCAATTTTGCCATCACTTCCCATTTGAATCCAACTGCTTCCGTTTTGATTAATAATGTAAACAATCCCTACACCATCATGGAATAATATTTGAGCACCGCCGGCACTTCTAAAACGTGTAAGTTTGCTTAATCCACCTTCTCTTTCTTTGTCAGGAGTTAAGCATGTGTCACTGTTAGGCAGTGTACCATCATCCATAACAAACTGATGTCCACCCGGTGTGTTAAAACCAAAAACTTGTGTAGGAGATTCTCTTCTTTGGCTACTACTGCTTAATCCTCTAATACTGTCTAAACCAATACCTTGACTTGTAATTTCACTGTCATTTATTTTGTCTTTTTGATCTGTTGCTTCGCTTTGAATTGTTTCAGGAGTAGCTCTTGGTTTTTTATTCTTGCCTGTTTGTTTTTTTACACTTGGATCTAATGTAGGTCCAATAGCATTGTTTTCACTATCTACAAAAGCTGTAGGATCTGTCGGAACACTTGCGTTTCTTGTAATATCAGGTAGTACACATACCATTATTCCTGTATTACTATTAGCAGGAAAAGCAACCAATACTGATGTACCCGGTGCTGGTGGGTGACTACTCATTCCGTAGCTATTTGTTGCATTTGCAAATTGATAACTGCCTCCGTAAGGACTACCTCGTCTTACTCTTACATAATTTGCACGTTCTGCCTTGCTATCAGTTTCGCCAACATAGCCTTGTCCAAAAATTTCTACATGCAAATAACCTTCATAGCGATCATCAACTGTCTCGATAACTTTTCCTACAAACAAACCAGCATTTTTAACTACACCGCCGACGCTTGCGTTTTTGTTAAAAGTAGTTCTTGGTACTCCTTGACTTGGTGTATTACTTGCGTTGTATCTCATTGTTTTTTCCTATGCTGTAAATATATCTCTTAACCACCGCGGAGCATTTCTTGCTCTGTATGTGCCATTGTCGAAATGTCCACCCCAATAACCTGCACTGCCTTGTCCATATAAACTAGCATTGTCAATATGGAAAGTATTATCTCCCATGTATCCGTTTCCTGCACCAACACCAGTAGCTCCAAATCTTTTTGTTTCTCTGATAAAGTTTTGAATAATAGGCACATCACCAGGATTATTCAAACTAAGCACTCTTCCGTTAGCTAATGATAGTTGCACATCAGCCGCATGTCCATTATCATGTCTTGTACTTCCTGTTCTTCTACCACCACTACCTTTTGCAGGTTGTCCGCCACTAGTAACATTAACATTAACTCCAGCCGCCGCACCTGCTTGTTGTAGAATGCTAGTTAAATCACTTGCAACCGCTTGATTTCTAATTTTACTTGAACCAAGTTGACTTTGTGTAACTACACCAGTTGCATCACCATCTACTGGAGGTTCAATTATTTGTGGTCCTTGGTTTTCTTCTGTTGTTTCGCCTTCACTGTCACCTTCACCTTGCTCTTCTATTTTATTTGGATCTAATTGGTCAGTTTCGTCTGCTTCTATTGTGCCTTTTTGCAATAGGTCGTATAACAATCCAACATTAGTTTGTATGTCTCTGTAGGATTGCAACGTCATAGTAAATTGACCATCTTGGTATCTAGCAACTACAGTATGCACACGATAAGCGCCTACTATACCAAAGTTTGCTTCTGGTATTTGCATCAAACCTGAATCTTGATTTGGATATGTAGGAAAGTTAACATTTAAAAAGTAACTTACGCCACCTTTTTCGTAGTTTGCACCAAACAAAGTAGATTTTCTACTTTTAGGTCTGCCAAGCCAATAAGGATCTCCTCTAATATTAATTTGCTGTTGTACTAAATCACCCATACTGTTTAGATTAAGTTCAACAGCTCCTAGAAAAACAGCACCACTTGTGTCATTTTCATCAGGACCATTGGTTGCTTTACTATTAATGTTTGTAATATCAAAACTTACAGGGTGACTTTTATTATCATCAAGTTTGCTTCTTCCAAACAATTCACTTTGCGTAAGATATCTATCACCACTTACTAAGTTAACTCCGGCGCCTTGTCTTAGTCTTTCTTCCGCCGCCGCTTCTTGTAATAACGGTATAGTTTTTTCTACAATTTGTTCTGTTGCTTCTTTAGTCTGTTTTATTTCTGCTTCTTTTGCATCTATTTGATTTTTGAACTCTGCCTCTTTGGCGGCTAGTTCTGGTGGATTCATTGTTCTCAGTCTGTTTTGATCACTGAAAAAACTATCCTTCTGTCCTCTGAGTGTTACAAGTTCATCTTCTAAGATCCTTAGTTTTTTCTTTAAGGCATCGATCTCTGTTGAGTTACGGTTAAATTCATTATCTGGTTTTCCTTCTCCAGCTTGACTTTGTCCTTCAAATCTACCTTCACCTTGGTTTAGGGCTTGAATTTGATAGTAAGTGTTGTTTAAATAGATATCTAAACCTAAAACTTCTGTGTTAAGACCAGTATAATGATAATCAAAACGTTTTTTCAATAGTTCTTTGCTTACTAGATTTCTAAGTCTTGCAACTTGTATTGACTTGTTAGTAACTACTTCTTCGAATGTTTTAGCATCATGCGATAATTCAGGTACAGTATAACCTGCTATACTGAGTGTAAACTCTTTTGCAAAATCTTTTGCAACTGTGTCGTATATCATGTACACAGTTTTACAATCAAAAGCAAACCATTTGCTTAGTTCTCTAAATGTAGGTGGTTTAGCTACCTGATCATTTGGATTGTCTTTGTGAAATCCTCCGTCATCTGTAGGCAATTTTCTAAAGTTTTTTGTCTGCATCAAAGCTATAATAATAATATCACTGATACTTGTACCTTGTTTGATTACAAAAGTTAAATTACCACTACCTGTAATACTCACACTGCTAAGATCTGGTGTTTCACCACTTATGCCTGCACCAGTATCAAAAGCCCAGCTACCCCAACTTTCAGCTCCATTACCTCCAGTTGCAAACCTGTAAACATGAGGCCATTGTTTAGAAATACTATTAAGGACTTGCCTTGCTTCTTGTTCATTTACTTTAACTTCTAAATTTTGTAAGAACGTTCCAAATGTACTTGCTTGTATTGTAAGATCTTCTTTGAGGTGTAGTGTAAGTCTTTTAAATGCATCTTGTGTAGTTTCGATTAGATCAGCTCTGTATCGTGTAGCACCTTCGTTGTATTGAAAATCTAAACCAGTCATTGTACAAGCATAGTAATAAGGAGAAGTGATATTATTTGCTGGTGAGCCATCTTCATGATAACCTAAGAATTTTAATTCTAATAGATAACATGCTTTAAGATGATTTATAATTTTTAATTCTTGAGCCGCAACAAATATTCTTGTGTACAATGTTGCACCTTGTGGTTCAACAAGTTGTATACTAAACATATTTGCAACTGCTTCTCTGTCAGTCATACGCTTGTTAAACGTAAGTTTCATATCATGTTCAACACTTTCGATGTTGATTTCACTCTCAACTCCGGATTCAGCAATAATTCTATATGCAGGAGGATTTGTATTTAGAATTGCATCATATTGATTGACATCTTCTGGACGCATCATATACATGGTCCATTTATAAGTAACGTTATCGTACTTGTTGAGTACGTTATCTTCGAAGATTTGCTGTATAGCCATTAGGTAGCCCCTAATACTCTAAACGTCTTTGGTGCTTTTATTTTAAGACCTGACGTAAAATCCATCACAGGGTCTTTTAATTGATCTCTGTTGTAGTGTGCAAACACCCACCAGATTTTTGGACTTCCATACATATCAAATGCAAGTAAATCAGGACGTCTATTGTATTTTGCTTCTATTACAAATGTTACTGTCTGTTCAGAAAGTGTTTCAGTAGTTAGCGGTGGGTCGTATAATTCTAGATACTTTTTGTTTTGACTTGTACCTGCGTAATTACTTCTTTCATTATATCTTGTAGCCATTAAATAAATCCTTGCTCGCCATATAATCTACCTGATATGAAATCAGTAGTACTATACACGTTCTTTTGTCTATCTGGATTTTGTTGAACTGCAATTCCAATAAACATATTCATCATTGCTGGAATTTGTAAATTACCATCGATTAATTTTAAGTCTACATTACTATCATAAGTCGTACTAAACTGTGTAACTACTACCGGAATATTTGAAAATTGTTGTTGACCAAATGCACTAAACAATAAAACAGGAGGAGGTGTACCAGGTGCAACACCGCTTGCGCCTTCATTTGCTCCAAACCACATTTTGGAAACACTTCTTAAAAAATGTATCACTGCATATGTATATCTAGCTTCTTCATCTGTAACACTAGCAAATTGACAAGTCAACTGTATATCAGGACTAGGTGTATTTCTATATGCTTGGAATGTATAGTTGGTATGTGTAAGGTCATATGGAGTATATGATACACTTTGTGAATATGTGATGTCAGGTTGTATTGGAAACATAATACCATGATGTGGTACTAGAGGAGACAATATACTATTACCATTGAAGTAAATGCTTCTTGCACCAGGTTTTAACATTAGTCTTGCTCTATTTTCAGCTAGTACCGGCATTTAGTTTATCCCTTACAAATTCGTATGTTTTTGGCTCAATAGAACCAAAAAATTCTCTAAACAGCATAACTTTTTGATTGTCATTTAGACTGTCATTTTTCATACCATTTCGAAAGTCTGTAGCACTCATGCCACCTTCTTGGATTGGTACTTCTAATATGTATGCACCTTGGTCACTAGGCACCATTTCAGCACCTGGTACATAATCTCTGAGGAAACCTCCACGCTTGAGTCTGCCAGCATCTTTAGCACTAAAAACTAATATTACCGCAGTGTTGTTAGGGTCTTTTCCGGTTAAACTTACATCTGGTCTGTAAGGTTGTGTTTGAATAACATTGCTAGTAGGAATGTTAAACATCTCATTCATTATTTTTCTCTTTTCCTCAAACGAAAATGGATCACGTTCCGGTGTTGCTGTCTTGCTAACTGTAGTAGCGATAAATACGTTAGAGGAACCAAATTGCTCTACCAAACCCATATACACTTTGTTATGACCTTTGTGCATAGGCTGGAATCTGCCACCGTAAAATACAGCAACATCTTTTGCAATATCTTCTTTCAAATGCGATATTCTCATTGGTGTCTCCTATAGTTGTATTTATAGAATAATTATATGTGTAGTTATTGACAACTCGAATTAAATTGTGTATAATGAAATCAGAATAAGGAATTACGATGAGGAAACAAAATTATTTAAACAACAAAGATATGCTTAAAGAAATACACAAAAGCAAATTAAGCTATTGTTATGTCTTAGACGATGAATATAGTAGGTTTGATACAATAGTAGAATCAATAGATGATATTAAACTTCCAGAAGTAATACAAACTGCTAAAGAAAATAGAGCTAGGCAATTAAGTACTCAAGCATATGAAACAGCATATTTAGAATGGTATGACAACAGTAGTAGAAAACAAAGTCAAAAACCAAAACAGATTAATTTTAAAATCGATCCAAACACAATTGAAGAGAAATCATTAGTTTTTAGATTGATGACTTATGATCATATACCATTGGAACCTGGTAGAAAAAATAAACCTAAAACAACTGCTGATCATCATAGTAAATGCAACTTTCCACCTTTTAAACATTATGCTTATATCAATGATGACATAAAAGAATGTTTGCGTAGTCATTGGGAAGGTGGATTAGATAACGGTAAATTTAATACACAACATGGTAAAATTACAAATAATTTAGCAAAGATGTATATTAAACTTTGCGAACGTTACAGTATGCGTAGCAACTGGCGTGGATATACATATGTAGATGAGATGCGTAGTCATGCATTATTGCAACTATCGCAGATTGGATTGCAGTTTAACGAACTGAAAAGTGAAAATCCATTTGCATACTATACAGCGGCAGTTACTAACAGTTTTACTAGGGTGCTTAACCTAGAGAAACGTAATCAAAACATAAGAGATGACCTATTGCAAGAAGCAGGTCAAATGCCTAGTTGGACACGCCAAATTGAACATGAGATGGCAGAAAGAGCCAAATGGGACGAAAAAGCTGACAAAGAACGTAAAGAACACGGATACAACGTTTAGGTATTGACAATGTATAGTTATGAAGCTATACTAAGTGAAAGTTTAAACTGAGTGAACGGAAATCCATGACATTCTTTAACCGTGCGGCTTGTTTCACGGACATACATTTCGGAAACAAGAATAATAGCAAACAACACAATCGCGATTGTGTAGAATTTGTTGATTGGTTTGTTGAACAAGCCAAAGAGCAAAACTGTGAAACTTGTATATTCTTAGGAGATTGGCACCATCATCGTGCTAGTGTAAACGTGAGTACACTTAACTATAGTGTGGAAAACGTAGCAAAGCTCAGTCGTGCATTTAAGCAAGTATACATGATTACTGGCAATCATGATTTATATTACAGAGAAAAACGTGACTATAACAGTTTACCTTATGCAGAACTGTTTGAGAATGTTCATCTTATAAACGAGCAAACACTTGTACAAGATGATGTTGCACTTGTTCCGTGGTTAGTTGGAGATGAGTGGACACACATAAGCAAAACAAAATGTAGATATATGTTTGGACACTTCGAACTTCCTTACTTTAAAATGAATGCTATGGTAGAAATGCCAGACCACGGACAACTGAATGCAGAACACTTGCAAGGTCCAGAGTATGTGTTTACTGGACATTTTCACAAACGGCAAAACAAAGGCAATGTACATTACTTGGGATCACCTTTTCCACACAACTATGCTGATGCTTGGGACGACGAGCGTGGTATGATGGTATTAGAGTGGGGAGGTAAACCTGAGTACATAGACTTTGCAGGTCCACGTTATAGAACAGTAAGTTTGAGCAGACTGATTGATGAACCAGATGTAATACTCAACAACAAAACTTATTGTAGAGCTACACTGGATATTGCAATAAGTTATGAAGAAGCAACATTTATTAAAGAAACATTTAGTCAACAGTATGGCGTAAGAGAGATAACACTTATGCCTACTAAGAAAGAAGAACATGCACAAGATTGGCGAGTAGTAGAAGATATTGAAGTTGAAAATGTAGACCAAATAGTGTATAATAGTTTAAATGCTGTGGACAGCGATCTAATAGATAAGAAACTGCTAGTGGACATATATAACAACCTATGATAGTAATCAAAGATTTAACTGTAAAAAACTTTATGAGTGTTGGCAACGTTACACAAGCTGTACGTTTTACTAATAATGGACTAACACTTGTACTTGGAAACAATGTAGACTTGGGTGGAGATGGTAGTAGAAATGGTACTGGCAAGACTACTATTATAAATGCACTCAGTTATGCAATATTTGGAAATGCACTTACTAATATTAGAAAAGACAATCTAGTAAACAAAACCAACGGCAAAAGCATGATGGTTACACTGGATTTTGTAATAGATGGTACTCAATACCGCATTGAGCGGGGTAGAAAGCCTAATGTGCTTAAATACTATGTCAACGAAGAGAATGTTGAAGAAGACGAAGCACAAGGTGAAAATCGTCAAACTCAGACACAAATAGAAAAACTGTTTGGTATGAGCCATGACATGTTTAAACACATTGTTGCACTCAACACATACACAGAACCTTTTCTCAGTATGCGGGCAAACGATCAGCGAGCAATTATTGAGCAGTTACTAGGCATAACAATGCTTAGTGAAAAAGCAGAGGTTCTCAAAGAACAACAAAGGTTAACGAGAGATGCAATTAAAGAAGAAGAGTATCGAATTAATGCAGTTGAAGAAGCAAATTCCAGGATTGAGAAAAGTATCAGTGATTTGGAACGCAGGCAGAAAATTTGGCGGGATCAACAAGAAACTACTGTCCAAGGTATCCAGAAACAAATAAACACACTGGAAAAAATAGATATCCAAACTGAACTTAGCAATCATACACTGTTAAGTGATTACCTAGAAAAGAAAAAGCTGAAAGACGAAGCAGAACGTTGGTTATCTAATATTCAAACTGATAATACTAAACAGCAAAAGCTGATTGATAAACTTAACAAAGAAATCAATTTATTGAAAGACCACAAGTGCCACTCTTGCGGACAAGATTTACACGACGAAAAACAAGAAAGTATTTTAGGTAGCAAACAAGAACAACTTAGTGATGCTCAACAGCAAGTTAAAACAAATCATGAACAAGAAAAAGAGTGGTTTGATGCTATTACACAACTTGGAGAACTTGGACAGATTCCTGCTACACACTACAATACAGAAACAGAAGCACACAAACACAATATGGAACTAGAAAACTTGCGTAGTCAAGCTACTACAAAGTCTAGCGAAGTTGACACTTATCAGGAACAGATAGAAAGTTTAAGAGAAACTGGCGTACAAGAGATAACCTGGGATACTATGAATCAATTGAATACAGTAAAAGATCATCAGGACTTTTTGTATAAACTGTTAACAAACAAAGATAGTTTTATTAGAAAACGCATTATTGAACAGAACTTGCAATACTTGAACAGTAGATTAGCTTACTATTTGACAAAGCTAGGCTTGCCACATGAGGTTGCGTTCCAGCCAGACCTAACAGTTGAAATAACAGAGTTAGGCAGAGATTTAGACTTTGACAATCTTAGCAGAGGAGAACGTAATAGACTTATACTAGGACTTAGTTGGAGTTTCAGAGATGTTTTTGAAAGTATGAACACACCAATAAACTTTTTAGCTATTGACGAGCTTATTGATAGTGGTATGGACACTAATGGTGTTGATGGTGCATTGGGTGTACTTAAAAAGATAGAACGTGAACGTAGTAAAAACATCTTCTTAATCTCACACAGAGACGAACTTGTAGGTCGTGTAAACACAATACTACAAGTTATCAAAGAAGGTGGCTTTACTACATTCAGTACTGATACGGAGTTTGTAGATGCCAAGTAATTACTCTAAAGAACATATTAAACAAATGATGGATCCAAGACATGATCAAAGTGCATGGAAGCAGGATACATTTTGGGAACACTATTGTGAATCCCAACAAGATGTTATGGGATTTCCAAAAGGTACAGAATGTGATTGGTGTGGAGAAACTGAAGCAACAGGAAATAGGAAGCAAACTCCTTTTCAGAAGAAGATGTACAAAACTACAGGTGAAAAACTATTCGGATATTATCCACAAGAATTACTAACAAGCAAGATATTACCTATTGACGTATACTATAAACTATTTGGACAAAGCAATGAATGATGATGACGAATACACAATACACATAGATAGCTTTAATAATAAAGGTAACAAAGGTGATGACGACTTTGAAACATGGATGGCAAATGAAGCACCATTTGTACCTGAAGACGCAACTATTGGAACACTTGCAGAAGGCTCAATGGCATATACAGTTGATTTGTCACAACATGCTACATGCACAAGCACTATGCTAGGCGGCGGTAGTACTATCACAGGACTGTCGCCAACGTTTACTATAAAAGACATGCCACATTTTGCACCAACAAAACAAAAAAAGTTGCCAATCGATTTACTACACAAATGGTATCCTGAACAAATGAAAGAAATAGATGACGAATAAAATTTTTATGTTTGATGTTGATGGCACACTTACTGACCCAAGACGTGCAATAGAGCCAGATTTCGAAGAGTTTATGTTTGATTTTGTTGCAAACAATACATGTATGATTGTAACAGGAAGTGATAGACCTAAAACAATTGAACAAATTGGAGAAGACTTGACCAATAGTTTTGCACGAGTATATCATTGCAGTGGTAACCATGTGTTTGTTGGTAATAAAGAAGTATACAAAAGCGATTGGACATTATCAGAAGCTCAACAAACTTTTTTACAAACTATCTTACACACTTTTGATTATCCTGAAATGACTGGTAATCATATCGAACACCGTACAGGTACTGCAAACTTTAGCATAGTTGGACGTAATGCTAACTGGGATCAACGTGCTAGATACGCCAATTGGGAAAAGACTAACAAAGGTAGAGATACAGTAGCAATGTATTACAATCAAGAATTCGATGATAGCATTGCACAAGTAGCTGGTCAGACCAGCATAGATATTTTTAAGAAAAGCTGTGACAAGAGTCAAGCTATAAGAGAACAAGAAGGTACAACAATTTATTTTGGTGACCATTGCAACCCAGGCGGTAATGATTTTACAGCCGCACAAGCAAGTACACATTTTCATCAGATTGATCAAGGATATAAACAAACTTGGGAAATCTTAAAAAACATGCACTAAACCGGTTGACAAACGGCAAAGAAGATATATATAATTGTTGTAATGAATAACAATGCAATGGACTTATCAAGGCAAAATAGTAGAAGAGATCAGTGAGGAATACATAGGATTTGTATATCTTATTACCAACCTCACAAACGGCAAAAAGTACATTGGCAAAAAACTGGCAAAATTTAAAGTAACTAAAAAACCTCTCAAAGGCAAGAAAAACAAAAGACGTTCAACTAAAGAAAGTGACTGGCGAACTTATTGGGGAAGCAGTGACCATTTAAATGAAGATGTTGAACAATTAGGCCCTGAAAACTTTACAAGAGAAATACTGTACTACTGCACCAGCAGAGGCGAACTAAGCTATTTAGAAGCCAAAGAACAGTTTGACCGTGAAGTTCTTAAAACTGATGAATACTATAACGGCATTATAAACGTAAGAGTTGGCAGTTCCAAGGCACTTATAGAATCACTTAACAGACAACAGTCGTAACATACCCTCTTTGTTAAAAGCATTGAGATTGTTCGTAGCAATGCGGGCCGTCGGAACTTGCCTGAGGGAAACGAACCAAAAGAGTGGGCTCTACTGTGCCATTGTAACCCACGGATAACTCAAAAGTCGTCGTTATGGCTTAGAGTGTTTCTGCGTTTTAAGCAGTATGTAAAGGGGTATAGCAAAACCGCCTCTGCCTAGCAATAGGTTATACTATAACGATGCGAGCTGGAGAGGGGTAATGACCGTTTCGTTTTTTTTTTGCACTTGGCTGTAACAAGCTAAGTGCGACTGAAAACAAGGTAATAACGTATCATATAAAAAAATGTTTAAAAAAATTATCATACGAAATGAAATGAGTATGACGATGAGCTTTAGCTCTTCGAAAGAATGTTTAAAATCTTCTACGATTAGTACCTTTTGCTTTATCCATAGCTTCAGACATCTTGTCATTCTTGTTCTTGATTGCTTTGTTGATATCTTGTATTAATCTCAAAGGATATTGTTCAAGGTCTGTGTAATTAAATGCACCTTCAGTATATAGAACTATTTCTAATAGACTTTCTCTTATGCGTTGACTATTGTTTTCGTGGTATGAAATAAGTTTGTTTACTTGTTCAGAGTTCTTTTGAAGTCGGAGTTGCTGGTGAAAAAAAAACTTGGGTTAAATTCTATATCTGCACTAAATGTTTTTGCACAATCTTCTTGAGCACAAGTAAACTTAAAAGTTTTATCTATTCCATTTAGATTCATTCTCAAGCGTTGTTTGGTGAGTATGTCATTTACTTTTCTATTTGAATTTGTTAACCAATCAATAATGTGTTGTGGTTCATCGACTGTCTTTCCGTCTGGCATTGTAACTTTAACAATAGAATCTGCTAGTAAAACTACATTTGCCGCCGCAATCTGCTGAATGTTTTCGCTGTACTGTACTTTTAATTGCTCATCTACTGTTTCAGTCTCTTTCATTGAAGATAGCACTCTGCTGGTCTCACTTACTTTGATATTGCTTGCATGTATGGCAGATACAGTGTTTGGTCTCATTTCTACAACTAGACCATCAACTTCTAATTCTGTTTGCTCCCATACACTTTTCACATTACCTAAAACTTTTTGTAAATCTACTTCAAACATTTGAGCAGTTTCACAATGTGAACATGTTGCCTCAACAGGAAAAGTTTTTTCGTAACTGGTAGCCCTGCTGGCTAGCATAATTACATCTACATCAGGCAAACTCATATCGCTAGCATCACCAATGTCAGGACAAATGCTTTCTATAAGCTCGTAAATGGCTTGCCCATTGTATAATGCATCTGGTATGTTAAGCAAAAGTTCATCTCTTACAGTCATAGCTCTAACACCAATTTCACCATCAGCGGTAAGATTTGGTTGTTCTCTCATCCATTTACCTCCAGTTGGAAGTCTAACATAGATATCTTTATGTCGATAATAATTCTGTAGTGGATTTTCCATTAGTTTTTGCCTATAAATACAATATATGTTAAAGTTATTTATCATAGTTAAGTGAGTAGTTAATGGCAGTTATCCAAATTAATATGGGCGGAAGACCAATGACTGTTGACGTTCCAGACTTTGCAATGGAGTCAACACAGTCAGATATCAAAGCGGTTTTATCCGATTTAGCCACAAATCTAACAGGTTTACAAACAAGTAACAAAGGCACAAGTGCAGGTGAAATGAGTATTAAATCTGCTGTTGATGATCTTAAAGGTTATCAAAAAGTTTGGAACGAAACAAAAAGCAGAGTACAAAATACTAAGTTTGCTAAAGAAGTTGGCAAAGCAAGTTCTATGGGTGTGATGCAAAGTGTAGCTAAACCTGGTATGGTTACAAGTTTTATGAAAGCACTTGGCTTAGGCACAATGGCTACTGCATTTGGTATGGTATCTGGACTAGCTAAAGAGCTTGGCAGTACATTTGCTTTTGCAGGAGATGTTGGTGTTACATTTGGCGAAGATGTAATGCTTACTCAGAGAAGACTTGCTAAAACAGGTTTACAACTTGATATGTTTGGAAATATTATTGCACAAAACACAGGTGCTATGAGAGAACTTGGAGGCAGTGTTGAAGAAGGAAGTCAGAATTTTATAGGTATTTTAGAAAATCTACAAAAAAGTTCAGAACAGTTTGGAAACTTCGGACTGGCGGCAGATGAACAAGCACAGTTTTTAGCTGAAGAAATTGACATACGAAGAAAAAGTATGGATGCTGAACAGCTTAGACTTTATGTACAAAATGATCTTACTGATGCTATGGTTGCCAATTATAGAGAACAAGAAAAAATGGCTAGGGTCACTGGTCAAAATACTCGTGAAAGAATACGAGCTCAAATGGCGGCACAAGAAGATGTAAGACTACAAGTTGCTATGCAAGGTATGACAAAAGATCAAATTCAAGCAATTAAAGATGTAACTGGCAATTTAACAGACAACTTGGGACCAGCTGGAAAAGAAATAATGAATGCTATTATTCAAGGTGTTGCTGTAGAAGGTAGTGAAATGGCAACTGCTGGTGGTAGAATGGCACAGTTAGATACAACCGGAAATCTTATGGCTATTATAACAGAAGGCATTGCTAGAATTCGATCAGGAGACAGTGGTACTGATACAAATGTTGCTATAGCACAATTATTACAAAATTTTAAACAAAATGCTGATACTAAACTGTTTCAAGTTCAAGCATTTGGTGGTAACGAAGATGCTATGAAACTAATGCAAATGGCAGTTAATATCAATGAAACAGGAATTGATCTTGCAAAAGAACGTAACGAAGTTGAAAAACAATTCATAACTGAAAGACAAAAAGAATTAGAAATTATGAGATCTTTTACACTTGGACTTAACAAAAGAGATGCTGAAGCGGCAAATCTTGCTCTTAGTGCTATAATGAAACTAGGTGGTGGATCAGATGCTGACTTAGTAACTAGTATGAAAGGCTTTATTGATAGATCAACTGAAATGATGTCAAGCGAATTTACAAAAGGGTTGTTTGAAGCATTTGGTACTTCAATCGGTATGGTAACTGTGCAACCTTTCTTAAATGCATTTAATGGTGATGTAGATGGACTTGAAGCGATGTTCTTAGCAGGTTTATTTGGAAATGCGGCAGGTGTTATACCTGAGGATTTAGCAAATCTAATGCAGACGCCTCAACGAGGTAGAGCTTTGCTGGCTGGAGGTGACGCATTCCTTCGAGCTCAGTACGGCAATGACCCAAACTTTCTAACAGGTCAAGATGCTGATGGAGACGGTAAACCAGATTTAGATTATAACAAAATTGTAGAACACATGGGATCTTCGACAGTTGCGATTGCACAGTCATCAATAGAGAAGCTAGCAAACGCATTTAAAACTACACCAAACCAAAACACTGATATTAATCCTACGGATTAATAATGGTTGACAAATCCTATAAATACATTATAATAAAACAGGAATCGAGTACTCAATGAGTTGGAAAAAACATTTTACCGCATACGGAGCACAAGGCTCAGATAGCATGAAGCCTAGTAGTGCTAGCCGTTTTCAAAGCTGGCTACCTGAAGTCTATAGTGGACAACCTAATCGTGTTGAAAGATATACACAATACGATCAAATGGATATGGACAGCGAAATCAACGCGGCTCTTGACATTATTAGTGAGTTTAGTACACAAGTCGATGAGACAAATGGTCTTCCGTTTAAAATAGAATTCAAAGAACAAGCAACAGAAAGTGAAACAAAAATACTTGAGCAAACACTAAGTCAATGGTGTGCGTTGCAAGATTGGGATAAACGTATTTTCCGTATGTTTAGAAACACTATTAAATATGGAGATCAATTTTTTATCAGAGATCCTGAAACTTGGGAACTGTATTATGTCAATCCAGTTGATGTAACCAAAGCAGTTGTCAATGAAGCAAAAGGCAAAAAGCCTGAGCAGTATATTGTAAAAAATATAGATATGAACATGCAGGAAAAAACTGTAAGTAAACCTGTGCAACATGCACAAACATACGGTACAGTTAACAGTATGATGCGTGGTCAAACTATGGATCGAAGTAACTATGGTGGTGCGCCAGGAGATTATGGCGGAAACATGGGTAACATACAAGAGTACACAGTAGATGCACAACACATAGTTCATATGGGTATGACCGAAGGCATGGACATGAATTGGCCTTTTGGAAGCAGTATACTTGATCCAATCTTTAAAACATACAAACAAAAAGAATTATTAGAAGATAGTATTATTATCTACAGAGTACAAAGAGCACCTGAAAGACGTGTGTTTTATGTAGACGTAGGTAACATGCCACCTAACAAAGCAATGGGTTTTGTTGAACGTGTTAAAAATGAAATACATCAAAAACGTATTCCAAACAAAACAGGTGGCGGTACTACTATTATGGATGCGGCTTATAATCCGCTATCAATTATGGAAGACTACTTTTTTGCACAGACTAGTGAAGGCAGAGGTAGTAAAGTTGAAGTTCTTCCGGGTGGTGAGAACTTAGGTCAGATTGATGATCTGAGATACTTTACAAACAAAATGCTTAGAGCATTGCGTGTGCCTAGCAGTTACTTGCCAACAGGACCAGATGATGGAACAGCAAGCTATGTAGATGGAAGAGTTGGTACAGCATTTATACAAGAATACAGATTTAATCAATACTGTATGAGATTACAAAATGCAGTTGCACCTGTAATGGATAAAGAATTTAAATTGTTTATGAAAAACAAAGGTATTAATATTGATGCTGGATTGTTTGATTTACAATTTGTTGAACCACAGAGCTTTAGTCAATATAAAGAAATTGAAGTACATGCGGCTAGAGCCAATGTATTCAGTGGATTAGAAGGTGTACCTTACATGAGTAGACGTTTCTTAATGGAAAAATACTTGGGTCTATCTGAAGAAGAAATCATTAAAAATGAACGTATGTGGGAAGAAGAGAACTCAAGTGGCGTTGCTCCTGAAGGAGATGCATTACCAGGATTAGGCAATGTTGGTGTAAGAGGATTTGATGTACCAGATGGCGGTGCAGATATGGATATCCCAGATGTAGACGGAGCAGAAGGTACAGAGGAAGGTGCAAGCCCAATTAGTGGAGCAGAAGCGGCACCAGCAGGAGATGAGAATGCGTAGTACAGATATTTTAAACGAGTATTATGATGCAGAAAAAGACAATTATAGTAACAGAAAGATAGACGATGTTCGTAAGCAGAGACTAACTTTAAAGCATATTAATCGTCTTAGAAAGCAAAGAGAAGTGCATAATATTGAACATGCTACTCGTATTGAAAAGATTAAAAAGATCTATGCAAAACCCCCTGCACAGTAATTTTTTAACGTAAAATTTACTTATCTCAGAGAGATAATCATAAAATACCCATTTTTTAGGGTGTTTTCCAAGCAAAACGTCTTGGTTGTGTAAATATAGATGTAAACCATCTTGGTAAGCCTGTAATTTTTTAAGGAGAATGATATGAGCGAACACAAGGAATCTTTAGTAAAGGTCCTCGAATATATCGTTAATGATGAGCAAGATAAAGCGGCTGATCTACTTCACAACGTGTTTGTAGAAAAAGCTAAAAATCATTGGGCATCACTACAAGAGAATGATGAAATTGTAGAAGACGAGATTGCCGATGAAGACCTAGACGAAACTATCGATCTTGACGAAGCTGACGATGATTCTGAGGATGAAGTAGAAGAAGCGATTGACGCTTCCGATGCTGAAGAAGATTTCTTAGACGACATTGAAACAGCTGAAGAAGAGATTGACCAAGAAGAAATCATGGACGACGACGACATGGAAGAGCCAGAAGCTGAAATGGATTTAGCTATGGACATGGAACCAGAAGCAGACGCAGAAGAAATGGGCGACGAAGAAGCCCCAGACGCTGAAGAAGCTATGGACAACGTAGAAGATGCTATTGCCGAACTTAGAGCCGCTTTTGCAGAAATGCAAGGTGAAGAGCCAGGTGATGAAGAGCCAGAAATGGACGACGAAATGGAATCAGTAGCAACTGAAGAAGTGGAAGCCGTTGAAGAAGGCGCTTCAATGAGTGCAGTTAGTGTATCACACAGTGACACATCTGACAAAGGCTCACCTGTAGCATCACAAGCTAAAGCACCTAACGATGCTAAAGCACACTCAGCCCCAGGCGGTGAAGAGAAGGGTAGACCTGCTCCAGCGGCTAAGGATATGGGTGTTGATGGTCCACAAGAAGCTGGTTCACCAAGTGCGGCGCCTAAAGCAAAAGACGAAGACACCAAGTCCGATAGTCCAATTAAAGGCGTAAAGTAATATGATGACCTCGCTAAAAGAACACTTAACATATAATCAAGCGAATATTGTTACTGAAACATTAGAAGAAGGTAACGGTAAGAACTTGTATATGAAAGGTATTTTTATTGAAGGCGATGTTCGAAACCAGAACAACAGGATATACACCAAAGAAGAAATTCATAGTGCAGTTAAAGCAATCAATGAAAAAATCAAAGGTGGATATAGTGTATTAGGCGAAGCTGATCACCCAGATGACCTGAATATCAATTTAGATCGTGTAAGTCACATGATCACTGAAATGGATACTGATGGCGCAAATGGGATCGGCAAGCTAAAAATCTTACCAACTCCAATGGGAAATATTTGTAAAACCTTATTGGAGAGTGGTGTAAAATTAGGCGTGTCAAGCCGAGGCAGTGGCAATGTTAACGAAAGCGGCATAGTAAAGGATTTTGAAATCATTACTGTCGATATCGTTGCAAATCCAAGTGCTCCAGATGCCTACCCTGATCCAATCTATGAAAGAATAATGAATCATAGACGGGGTAATGTGTTGATGGATGTCGCTGATGCAACTAGACACGACCGTGGCGCACAACGTTATCTCCAGGAAGAGGTGACTAACTTTATTAAAAACCTAAGATACAGGAGAGATTAATATGGCTCATGCAATGGATGAACTATTAAACTCAAATACGCTCTCCGAAGAGGTTAGATCTTCGATATCTGAAGCTTGGGATACCCAACTAACGGAAGCTCGTGAGACAATCACAGCAGAACTTAGAGAAGAGTTTGCACAGCGTTATGAAAATGACAAAGAGCAAATGGTAGAAGCTATGGATAAAATGATTGGCGATGTTATCGGAAAAGAACTCGAAGAGTTCAAAGAAGATAAAGCAAAAGTCAGCGAAGACCGTGTTGCATATCGCAAGCACATGAAAGAACATGCAAAAGTTCTTGATAAGTTTGTGATGGAGACACTTGCGAAGGAAATTGACGAACTTCGTAATGACCGTTCTGCTCAAGATGCAAATATGTCCAAGTTGGAAGGATTTGTACTAGAGCAGTTAACTAAAGAGCTCAATGAGTTTCATGAAGACAAACGCTCACTAGTTGAAGCAAAAGTCAAAATGATCAAAGAAGGCAAAGAGGTTATTAATCAAACTAAACAGAACTTTGTAAACACAGCCGCAAAGAAAGTTGAAGGCATAATGGAAAACACCATTAAGTCAGAACTTAATACATTGCGTGAAGATATCAAATCAGCCAAAGAAAATACCTTTGGACGTAAGATATTTGAAACATTTGCCGCTGAATTTATGTCAAGCTACCTCAACGAAGGAACGGAAGTTGCTAAGTTGAATAAGGTAGTAGAAGATCTGCAAGGCGAGATTAAAAACAAAGATAAAGCCATTGCTGATAAGGAAGTGATGATAGCAGAAAGTGCAAAAACTGTACGGATTGCTAAAGACACAGCAGAAAGAAAAGCAATTATGCAAGAAATGATGCAACCCCTCAGCAAAGATCACAAAGAAATTATGGGTGCGTTACTTGAAAGTGTTAAAACAGACAAGTTACAAAATGCATTCAACAAGTATCTCCCTTCAGTTTTGAAGGAAGACGCTAAACAACCAGAAAAGAAGGTATTAAGTGAATCTACTACAGAAATCACTGGAAACAAAGCAGAAGCATCAGCATCAGCTGACGGCAAGACAGCTGATATTGTTTACCTTCAAAAATTAGCCGGTATAAGTTAAGGAGACCGAAAATGGCAGACAATTTAATGGAAAATTGGAGCGAAACTAAAATAGCTCTAACTGACGGTCTAACTGGAACCAAAAAGCAAGTAATGGAAACTACGCTTGAAAACACTAAGAAGTACCTCTCAGAGGCGGCTTCCGGTGGTGCTACTCAAGCAGGCAACATTGCGACACTTAACAAGGTTATTCTTCCAGTGATTAGACGTGTCATGCCAACAGTTATCGCCAACGAGATCGTTGGTGTACAGCCTATGACAGGCCCTGTTGGACAAATTCACACTCTTAGAGTGCGTTATGCAGAAACTTTTGATTCAGCTGTAGCTGGTGATGAGGCATTGAGCCCATTCCAAATCGCAACTGGATATTCAGGTAATGCAGGTACTAACAAAGCAGATGCTACTTCAGCCCTAGAGGGTCTTGGTGGTAAGAAGCTTTCAATCCAAGTATTGAAGCAAACAGTCGAAGCAAAAACCAGAAAGCTATCAGCTCGCTGGACTTTTGAAGCGGCTCAAGATGCACAATCAATGCATGGCTTGGACGTAGAAGCAGAAATCATGCAGGCACTAGCCCAAGAGATTACTGCTGAAATCGATCAAGAGATCATTGCTAGCTTAACATCACTTGCTGGTGCGGCGGCTGATACATATGCTCAAGGTAGCGTATCAGGTACTGCAACATTCGTAGGTGACGAGCATGCCGCTCTTGCAGTTCTTATCAACAAGAACGCAAACACTATCGCCGCAAGAACAAGACGTGGCGCTGGTAACTGGGCAGTTGTAAGCCCAACAGTACTAACAGTACTACAAAGTGCTACAACTTCAGCGTTCGCAAGATCAACTGAAGGCGCTTTTGAAGCACCAACAAATACTAAATTTGTAGGTACTTTGAACGGCACAATGAGAATTTATGTAAACCAGTATGCGGCAGATGATGACGTACTAGTTGGTTACAAAGGTGCAACAGAGACAGACGCCGCGGCGTTCTATTGCCCATACATTCCGTTGATGTCAAGCGGTACAGTACTTGACCCACAAACATTTGAGCCAGTAGTTAGCTTTATGACCAGATATGGTTATGTAGAGCTTTCAAACCAGGCTAGCTCACTTGGTAACGCGGCTGATTACCTCAGCAAAATCGCAGTTACAACTGGTCAACTTGCATTTACCTAATAGGTATTTTCAAAGAAACGAAACAGGGCCTACGGGCCCTGTTTTTGTTTGTGGATTTCTAATAAATATGTTTAATAGGAGTGTATGATGGCAACAAACTTTGAACAAAATATAAATGTTACAGGTACAGCAACAGCAACAGCATTTGTTGGTGATGGAAGTGCTTTAACAAATTTACCAGGCGGTGGAGGCGGTGGCGGAAATCCACTGAATATTCAAGATGAAGGTAGTGCATTAGCTACTGCGGCTACAACAATTAACTTTGTTGGTGCAGGTGTTACAGCTAGTGGTACTGGTGCTACTAAAACTGTTACAATCGCAGGCGGGTCAAGTACAATAGGCGGACTAACAGATGTAGATACAACTGGAGTAGCAAATGACAAAATTTTAAAATATAATAGTACTTCAGGTAATTGGGAAATAGCAGATGATGCAACATCAGGTGGTGGCGCATTAGGAGATTTATCTGTAAGCGGAAGTACAATGAGCAGTAGTGGAACAACAATTACACTAGACGATAATGTAACTGTAACAGGCACACTTACTAGTAGTCAAGCAGGTGCACCAGTTTTAACTAGTGCTACAACACTTACCTTACAAGCAACAACAAGAACTATCGTTGCAGATACTCCTCTAAAGTTACATAGTTTTACTACAACCCAAAGAGATGCACTTACTAGTGCAGACGGCGATATGATTTATAATAGTACAACAAACAAATTTCAAGGCTACGCAAATGGTAGTTGGGTAGATTTACATTAAGGAATAACAATGGCACAGAACGGAATATCCACACTAACCTATAAAAGAGATAGGCAAGATCAAAAACTAGCACTAGCTAGCACGGATAGAACAAATGCAAATACTGTAACACCAGGACGCTATGCAGTAACCACAGCAGATGCAACAGAATTACCAACTAGATATAGACCAAATGACAACACTCATTCTAGCATGATAGATAACCCAAACACAGGTGGATTAAAAAACGGGCGACCTTTTGCCCCATAAGGAGATATAAATGGCAAGTTTTCATTATCATTTAGGTACACATACCAAAGAACAATATGACGCACTAGACTCTAGTTTACGTGATCCTGATGATCCAACATATATTGCTAGAGAAGTAGAGCAAACTGATGATATATTACATAGTCCTACAAGAGGTGTGTTTTGGTTAAGCGAAGAGGAAGCGGCAGAACTAGAAAAAGATCCGCAGATTGCTTTTTTACATAAAGATCCAGACAGAAACCCTGATGACTATCCTCAACCACCTGCTGATGAATTACACTGTATGATTACAGAAACTTATAGATATAACGCACCAGTCAAGCATAGGAATCGATATGCAAGTGCTAGTGATTATCCTTCTGTTCCGGACATCACTGACTTAAAAAGATGTGGATATCAGTTATTAAGAACAACAAGAGAAAATGGTCCAAAAGCAAAAAGAGATATTTGGTCAAGTGATGCACTTACAGTAAATGCTAATATTAAAAAGTATGGCACAGGTAAAGATGTAGATGTTGTGTGCATGGACAATGGTACTTGGATTGGACATATAGAATTTATTAACAACCGACCAGCTAGTGAATCACCACAAGATTACATTGGTGGAAATGTATTACCAGGTGATGGTATATGCGATTGTTTAGATTTAGTTTTGGACGGTCCTTATTATATAGACCCTGCATGGTTTGATGCCGCTCCTGGCAGTAGACTAGAAACTAGATGGGATGGAACTACAGTGCCTACTGAATCAGAAGCTAGAAGTTGGTGGGGAAGCACAAGTAATAGAAGTGCCGCTTTTTCTAGTTATGGTACAGTAGCAGTACCATCAGGTTATACAAGACTAAGAGCAAACGGTGATTTTAACACAAATACATATGACGGTACACATGGTACACAGTGTGGTAGTCAAATATATGGAAGAACACACGGATGGGCATACAATGCCAACAAATGGGTAATTGATGGATATAGTGGATATGGATTAGGACTCACCAGAGTATGGGACGTACAAAAAATATTTCATCAAGCTAAACCTGTTAATCCAAACTACGGAACACAAGATCCAACAATAAGTTCAAACAGTTGGGGATATAGAGCAACCCCTAACAGTAGTGCTTATGCATTTCATAGAACCGGTAGTGCAATATCTTACACTCAAGATTCCAACAAACCACAGTTTATGCGTTATGTAGGCGATACAGGTGATGGCGGTAGAATGAAAAGTGAATTCTTAGATTCAAGTATAGTAACAAGTGCAAAAGAAATGGTTGACGCTGGTGTTCTTTTTGTATGTGCATCTGGAAACAGTAATCAAAAACAAACACGATGGGATCATCCAGACTATGACAACTACTGGCATACTAGTAATACAGGACACTTTGGAGATGGTGTAGGCATTTATCAATTTGGATATCAAGTTATGCCCACAACTAATAGACCAGGGTTCCCACAACATGCAGGAGCGACTTGGGGAGATCCTCAGACATTTAATATTACAGTAACCGCAAGTGGATCAAGTGCTTATACATTAAGTGGTACAGATAGAAACGGAAGTGTAAGCGGAAGCAATCCTACTGTTACTATTAACAGAGGAGATACTGTTCAATTTAGTGTAAGTGCTAACGGGCATCCTTTTTATATCAATCATACAGCTGGTACAGGCACAGCAAATGCTGTGGATTACCCTACAGCATCAGGTAACGGAGCACAAAGTGGTACAGTAATCTGGTCACCTAACCAGCGTACAGCATCAAGCACAGGTGGTGAACAGTTTTATTATAATTGCGAATACCACGGTGCAATGCAAGGTAGTATTATTGTACAGCCAGGAAATAGAACAAACCCAGCAATTAATGTTGGTTGTTTAGATGATCAATTTGCCACTGGCACAAAAGAACGCAAAGTAAATTACAGTGATATGGGAAATATGATTGATTTGTTTTCACCAGGAGATGGAAGTTTAGCCGCAACTGTAGGAACTTATGGTACTGACATTCCTAGATATGATAATTCATATGTGAGTAAAAGTGGCAATACAACCTGGAGTGATGGACAAACTGGATCAGCTAGTACTAGCAGAGATGTAAGATTCAGTGGCACTAGTGCGGCATGTCCTATAGCGGCAGGATTAATTGCAACAGTAGTTGAATTCAATCGTAGTTGGTCAACAGCTGATATAAAAACTTGGCTTGCAACACTACAGAATCAAGACACTACAAATGATTTTTATGATGGTGTAGAAGATACTGGTGCTACAGATGCAGGACATGGTGATTATAATAAACTTCAAGGTGCAACTGCTAGAGTAATATATCAAGGTGGTACATACAGTCATACTACTAAAGAAACAACAGCTAAAGATCTTACCATCGGAAGTGGGTTAACTGTTAGTGGTACTTGGAATATTCAAAGAGATTGACAAATCTAAGAAGTGTGCTACATTAAAGTATGAGTAATCTTAAAGAACTAACTTGGGAACATCACAAAAATGCTGAACGGCAAGATTTTGTGAAAGAACTAATGGGCGGTATTAGTGCCGAGCGTTACTGTGATTTTTTACACAACCAACACCCTCAATATAATATATTAGAAAATTTTGCAAGATTGCATAACCTCACTGATGTAATTATTGCTCCGAAGATACATGCCGATATACTAGAATTAGAACAACAACTTACAGATTATAAACCAACAATATATCCTGTAGTTGAAAAGTATGCAAATCATTTGTTAACAATCAAAGACGACCCTAACAAACTTATGGCACACATATATGTACGTCATATGGGTGACCTTAGTGGTGGACAAATGATTGCTAAACGCACTCCTGGTGCAGGAACTATGTACCAATTTGATGAAGAAGTAGATGTACTCAAAGACAAAATTCGTACAAAACTAGATGATAGTATGGCAGATGAAGCAAAAATATGTTTCGACTTTGCCACAGAGCTTTTTAAACAAATGGCGGTCTCAAACAACTAAATATATAAAACAGTTGTGAGAGACATGCATGGCATTAAATTTAGATCATCAGAAGGATAGAATTACCACTCAAAGTGGTACACTTAACATTAACACCAACGGGAGTATCAGAATTCCTGTTGGTAATACAGCTCAACGACCTAGTACAGCGGCTACAGGTCAAATAAGATTTAATTCACAACTTAACAGGTTTGAAGGCTACAATGGTGTAGCATGGAAAAATATTGGTGGCGTAATCGATGCCGACCAAGATACATATATTGAAGTTGATAATCCTCTAGATAATGATACTATAAAATTCTTTACTGCTGGCACAGAACGTGTAAGCATTGATAACACTGGTAAATTTACAGTTGAAGGCAATACAGAATTAAAAGGTAATGTTACTATTGGAGGAGATATTACAATAGGTGATGCAGACACAGATGGCATCAACGTTAATTCAGACTTTAATAACAGTTTACTTCCTAATTTAGATAGTACATACAATTTAGGTAGTTCTCTTAAAAAATGGAAAAATATTTTTATAGGAGGCACTATAGATGCTAGTGCTAGCACAGAGTCATTTATCCTTCCTCAAGGTACAGATGCAGAAAGACCAGGTACTGCTCAAACTGGTATGTTACGTTTTAGTACAACTAATAACAAAGCAGAAGTTTACAATGGTACAGCTTGGGTAGAAGTTGGCACAACACCTCCAGTTAATGAAGCATTTAAAACTATTTCAGTAACTGGACAAGACAGCATAGTAGCAGATCAAGCAGAAGATATACTCACGCTTGTAGCTGGCACAGGTATTACAATTAGTACAGATGCAACTACAGATGAAATAACAATAGAAAATTCACAAGTTACTGAAACATTCAAAACTATTTCAGTAAGTGGACAATCAGATGTTGTTGCAGATAGCAGTACTGATACACTAACACTTGTAGGTGGCACTGGTATTTCGATTACAACTAATCCTAATACAGATGAAATTACTATTCAAACTGTAGGAGGTGGAGGTGGATCTGCACAGAACTTGTTTGATAAAATTGCTATAAGTGGACAAAATACTATCCATGCTGATAACGTAGCAGACACATTAACATTTGTTGCTGGTCCTGGTATGACTCTTACAACTGATGACATCAACGACAGAGTTATATTTTCTGTTTCTGGTGGTTCACAAAATGTATTTGATAAGATTGCAGTAAGTGGACAAACTACAGTAGAAGCAGATAGCAGTACTGACACACTAACACTAGTAGCAGGAACAGGTATTACAATTACCACAGATGCTACTACAGATGAAATTACAATTACAGGTGTAGCTCAATATGGCGATAGTGATGTTGACGCACACTTAAATCTAAGCACAGCAACAACTGGTCAAGCATTAATTTATGATGGTGCAGATTACAGTTGGGGAACTGTTGGTGGTCAAATTACAGTACAAGACGAAGGTACAAATTTAACCACAGCCGCTACTACACTTAATTTTGTAGGGCCTGGTGTTACAGCAACAGGTACAGGCGCAACCAAAACTATAACTATCACAGGCGGTGGTGGTGGAGGTTCTGGTGATGCAATCACAGACCAAGATGCAGACACACATATTAAAGTAGAAGCTTCAGCTGATGAAGACAAAATAAGATTCACTACAGCTGGCACAGAAAGAGCAATGATAGATGCCAATGGTGATTTTATTATTGGTGATTCCAGCAGTTCAACATTCTATAAATTACCAACTGTACGAGGAACAACAGGACAAGTACCGGTATTAGATGCAAATGGAGTTGCAACATTCCAAACTATTGCTAGCGGAAGCGGAACAGCATACTATCAAAACAATGCACCTACTGTAGGTGTTAATGCTGGTGACCTTTGGTTTGATACAGGTACTACAGCTGAACTTTATGTATATACAGGCGGCGAATGGGTATCTGTTGTTAGTGGTGCTGACACAGGTTTTATTCCAGTAAACTTTACAGCTAATGGATCAACTACAGTATTTGATCCTGTTGCAGGTGATGGTACTGTAAGCATGGTGTTTTTAAACGGTGTGTTGATGCAAAAAACAAATGACTATACTGAGTCAAGTGGTGTAATCACATTTTTATCAACTCCTCAGAATGGTGATCAGATTGATATTATTGTTACTGGTGAGATAGTTGCTATTACACTTCCACAATTAGGGTTGTCAAACCACACATTAATTAGTATTGATAATGCAGGTAACTTAGAAGCAACTAGTTTAAAAGCACAAAATTTAAGTTCTACACAGATTCCTTACACAGCTATAAGCGGTGAATTAATTGGATCAAACGCATTATACTGGACAGGTAATGTATTCGGTGCAGTAGGTACAGGAGGTATACAAGGGCCAACTGGAACAACTGCACAACGACCAACTCCTGTGCAAGGTATTTTTAGGTACAATACAGATGACCAAAAAATGGAGTACTATGATGGTACTAATACTGTATGGAAAAAACTAGCAGTTGAAGGTGCTGGTGCAACACAAGACGGCGACGGTGATACAAAAATTGAATTTGAAACAGGTACCAGTGACAATGATGAAATGGATTTCTTTACTGCTGGCACACAGCGTATGCAAATTGGCGCAACTGGTAATTTTGCTTTTGGAGCTAGCTTAAACAAGTTTACAATAGATTACACAACCGGCGCAACACAAATAAATGGTGCTAATGTACATAGTGGAAATAGTGGTGTTAGTGCAGGCGCTTATGGATCAGCTACACTTATACCAATAGTAACTGTTGATGCAGAAGGACATGTTACTGGAGTAAGCACAGTTACTCCAACTTTTAGTCCAACAGCAAACAGTATAAATGATACACACATTGATTTCGGTACAGGTACAAATCAAGTTAGCACAGATGATTTACCAGAAGGTAGCACAAACTTATACTTTACACAAGCTAGAGCTGATCTTGTAAACGATACAACTCCTCAATTAGGTGGTAACTTAGTAGTTAACAATAAAACAATTACTAGTACTAATAGTGGTAATATTGTTATTCAACCTGATGGTACTGGTAAAGTACAAATCAGTGGTATTAATTATCCAACAGCAGATGGAAATATAGACCAAGTACTAGCAACTAACGGTAGTGGACAACTGGTGTTTACCAGTGTACAAAACCTAAGTGGCAGTGGCATGCAAAATGTTAACGAAGACACTAGTCCAGAACTAGGTGGCAACTTAGATGTAATAACACATCAAATTGTAAGCAGTAGTGGCAGAGACATTGAGATCATGCCAGACACTACAGGTAATGTTGGCATCGGTCAGACAAATCCGTTGGAAAAACTACATGTAGATGGAGCCATCCGTATTAATGGTGTAAGCACACTCGAAACAGCCGCAACCACTCTCGCAACAACAACTCAGACGGCAATAGACACTTTTGCACTTACAAAATTTAGAAGTTGCAAATATGTAATCCAAGCTACTGATACAGTCAGTAGCGAATATCAAATAACAGAAGCATTACTGGTACATGATGGCTCCACTGCATATGTCAGTGTTTATGGTATTGTAATGACAGGTAGTGCAGAATTGTTTACACTAGATGCAGATACAAACAGTGGCAATGCTAGATTATTAGCAACCGGTGCTAGTACTAATAGCACACAATATAAAGTAATTAGACAAAGTATGTTGGTGTAATATGGCATTAAAAGATTTTATGATTAAAAGCAATGCCCAAATGGCAGGGCATATTACTGTAGGCGGATACTTAGCAGGTCCAAGTAACTTGGTAATTGATCCAGCAGGTGTTGGTGATGATACCGGTACTGTTGAAATAAAAGGTAGCCTACAAGTAAACGGCACAACAACTACTGTCAACAGTGCAACACTTGATGTAGCAGATCTCAACATTACAGTAGCCAAAGGAGCGGCAAATGCAGGAGCCGCCGACGGAGCTGGACTTACGGTAGACGGAGCTGGAGCAACACTTACATATGATAGTACAAATGATCGTTGGGCAATCAACAAGGATCTTTCTGGTAATATAGTAGGAAATGTTACAGGAAATATTACAGGCACAGTAAGTGATATAAGCAATCACGACACAGACTCATTGAGCGAAGGAACAACAAATCTATATTATACAGATGCAAGATTTGACACAAGATTAAGTGCAAAGTCAACATCAGATTTATCAGAAGGTACTAATTTATATTACACAGATGCAAGAGTTGACACACATTTAAATCAAAGCAATCCAACATCAGGATATGTATTAAGTTGGAATGGTTCAGATTATGCATGGGTGGCACAATCAAGTGGTATTGCTGATGTAGTAGATGATACAAGTCCACAGCTAGGTGGCGATTTAGAATCAAACGGCTTTAATATAGAAATGGCCGACAATAATAAAATTGCATTAGGCACAGGTGAAAGAGGCAAGTTAGAACACACTGGTGCTAGTGGCAAGTTACTACTTTTCAGTACTACTGGTGGCATTGATATTAGAACTTATGACAATGACGAAGTTATTGCAATCAGTTCAGATGACGGCAGTGGTGGTATAGCAAACTACATTATAGCAGACGGTTCAACTGGTGCAACTGAATTATATCATTATGGTTCTAAGAAAATTGCAACAACTAGTACTGGTGTAGCAGTCACAGGAAGTACAACAAGTGAAACACTAATAAGTACAATAGCAACAGGTACTGCACCATTAACAGTAACAAGTACAACAATGGTCAGCAACTTGAACGCTGACAAATTAGACGACAAGGAATTTACAGATATTATTGCTGAAGCAACTGCATTGGCAATAGCGTTAGGATAGAATATGGCACAAACATTTAAAAATTATACATCAGCTAGCATAGGAACATCACCAACAACTGTTTACACAGTAGCAAGTGCAACAACTTCTATACTAATAGGAGTTAACTTAGCAAATACAACAGCATCACAAATTACAGTTAGTGCTCAACTAGGAACGACATACATTGTTAAAGATGCACCTATACCGAGTGGTGGTGCATTAAGTGTACTAGAAGGAAAAATTATTGCAGAAGCCGCTGATACTATTGTAGTAACCAGTGACACTGCTAGTAGCTGTGATGCTATAATAAGTGTACTAGAGCAGACGTAATGGGTAAGTCAAAACAAATAGCAACAATGTTGACAGATGCTCCGGCGGCACTAGACACACTGGATGAACTTGCCGCGGCATTAGGTGATGACGCAAACTTTGCAACCACAGTAACAAATAGTCTAGCAACAAAGTTACCTATTACTGATCCTGCTATAGACATGGGTACTAATAAAAAGATTAGATTCTCTGGTAATATAGGTGAAATAGGTAGTGTACCAGGATTTCAAGCAACAAATGATGCAAATGACGGCTTGCGTAGTATGGGTATGCGAGCATCAACTTTGAGATTTGCCACTGGCACAAATGAACGCTTGAGAATTGATGACGGTGGTAGAATAGGTATTGGTGTAACTCCTAATAGTAATATAAGTGCTTCTACTTTTCCTGGTAATATTTCACTAGGAGAACAAGGTGTGCTTCTTGGAAATGATACGAGTACTCAAATAGGACATAATTTTTATTGGAACGGTTCAGCTTTTAAGTATTTAGGCTCAGGTAAAGCTAGTAGGATTTATCAACAATCTGGAGAAATAGTTTTTCAAACTACCGATGACCTTGGTGCTACAGATAATAATTTGACTACTATGACTTCACATATGAAAATTGATAGTGTTGGAAATGTTGGTATTGGTACAACTGGTTCTGGGTACAAATTACAAGTAGATCATGGAACGACTGCACAATATGCCAGTTCTATTAGAAACACAGCAGACAATTTACAATTACTGCTAGGGACTACAACTGGTGCTTTACTAAACATACAAGGTAAAACAATCAGTTCCAATGCGGCTTATCAAATTGCATTACAGGCTGAGGGTGGTAATGTTGGTATTGGTACAGCTAATCCTGGAACAAAACTGCATATACAAGAAGCATCAGCAACAGGTGGTGGCATACTATTAACAAATAACAATAACTCAGCAGGAACGTATAGTGATTTAAAATGGCAGTACTCGTCAGCAGACTCTAGTTATGCCTCTGGTATAAGATTTAGGCAAGTTGATACAAGTCATGGTGGTCAAATGGAGTTCTACACAGATAGTGCTACAGGTGCTTACACCAAGCAAATGCAAATAACTGAAGATGGTCATATTTCAACACCTAATCAACCAGTTGGATATAGAAGAAATGTTTCTGCTTCTAACACTTGGATTACTTTAAATGGTAACAATCATAATATTTTTAGCAGTTGGTACACTCCGGCGGCATGGCAACAAAACTCTGGTGCTAATACAATAGATGACGCTGGTAGATTTTACGCCCCCGTAGCAGGTTGGTATTTGGTTAACCCAGAAATTTATGCTACCACAGGTTCAAACAGCAGTCCTTATGGATATGCAAATGTATATAAAAATGGCAGTAATCAGTTTGGTGGACATATTATTAACTATGGTGGAGATACAAATGACAAAATGAACAGCCATAGTGTTATAGTCTATATGACTGATACTGATTATGTACAAATAGGCGTATATGTCGCTGGGACTGGTTCATTCCAAGTATATTCGCCATACTGTGGTTATTGGGTATACTTTTTAGGTTAAATAATACAAATAGGAGAAAACATGCCAGATATAACAGTTACTATCTCAGACACAGAAGAAAAATGTTTGCAATATGATATTGCAGATGATTTGGACGTGTGGGCAGATGCTATTATTAAAAACAAAGCCAATGTTCTGAAATCACAAATTATATCAGCGTTGGTTGCACATTGCAACGCAAATGATATAGCTATTGCAACCGGAGAAGATGCACAAATTACACAAGCATATGATTTGGGTGTAGTAAAAACTGCAAAAGATAGATTAAATGATGTGCCAGATGCGCCAGGTGAGAGTTAATGCCATATATTGGACAAGGTTTACAACAAGGTAGACGACAGCTCAATACATTTACTGCTACAGCCAGCCAGACAACTTTTAGTGCTTCATACACACAAGGTTATGTAGACGTTTATCAAAATGGTATTTTGCTAGCACCTAGTGATTATACTGCAACCAATGGAACCACAGTTGTACTAGCTGTTGGCGCCGCTGTCAATGATGAAATTACAATTATTTCACAACATTTGTTTAGTTTAGCAGATGTAGTAAGTGCTAGTACTGGCGGAACCTTTACAGGTGACGTTACAGTGACAGGTAACCTAACTGTACAAGGCACAACTATAACAGTTGATACTTCAACTGCACAAACACTGGCAATGGGTGATGCTGATAAAATTAGCCTGGGTGATAACGGTGATTTTACAATACATCATGACGGGAATAATAACATTATAAGAGCCACCAATGGTCATAATACTTGGATTCAAACAGACGGAAATCTAGCATTAACTAAGAAAAATGCCGCTGAATATTATGCTATATTTTACGCAGATGCACAAGTGCAGTTACGACATAATAATATTACTAAATTTGAAACAACCACAGCTGGAATAAACGTAGGAATAAGTGCTCAAACTACAGACACAGATATTAAACTAATAAATGATAATAAAACTTTTGGAATTAGAGCAGACAGAGCAGGTTCATATTTTTCTGTTGTAGATTTTGATGCAGGTGCAAATAGGTTAGTTATTGATACGTCTGGTAATTTATTAGTAGCTAAAAATATTTCTGATGGTGCTACGACAGGTTTTGAAGCCAGAGCAACTGGTCAAGTAATGGCAACTATAGCTTCGGCAAGCAATGAAGCTGTTATGTATATTACTCAATCTGGCGGAGGTGGTAATAATAATGTAGATCAAGGATTAGTAGTTAAAACAGAAGGCACAAATGCGGTGTCTGGTACAGGTAATGTACTAAGAATTGCCGCTAATAATGCCACACATGGAACTTTTGATAATATTTTAGTTGCTAAAAATAATGGTAATGTTGGTATTGGTACTGATAATCCAGGTGCAAGAAAAATGAGAATAGTTGGCAGTTCATCTGCTTATCCATTATCACTTGATAGTACTAATACAGATTATCAGTTAGAATTTCAAAAAAATGGAACTTCTGAATGGTGGATTGTGGCAAGTGCTAGCAGTTTTAAAATACATGAAAACGGAGTAGGTGATAAACTAACTATACTATCAGGTGGCAATGTTGGTATTGGTACAAATGCTCCAGATCAGACACTTACTTTAAATAGTTCTATTGGAACAAACAGTTCAACAGCTTTTACCTCTATGGATGGAAGAATTGGCTTTGATACTGACTATTCAGATACTCAACGAGGACCGAATAAGATTGTGCTACAAAATGACGGTAGCTGGGTAAGTGGTTTGGGAATTTCAAGTAATTCAACTGATATCTATACTGGCGGCGAAATTAGTTTTCAGAAATCAGTTGATCCTCAAGGTGCAGGAACCTATAATGAAATGGCAGTAATGTCAACAGGCGGTATGGATTTTACTCCAAGTGGCAGTGGTTCATTTAATTTTTGGGGCAATGGAGGGAATCAACTGTCGATCAAAACTTCACAGTATACAGGTGGCTCAGGAACAAGTATAGGAACGTCAAATATACAGGTCGTAAACAGTGCTTTTGGAGCATTGGTATTTGTAGCTGGATATGGCAACGGGCAGTTTTGTGATCTAGTTTACTTTGGATACAATGCTAGTCCTACAATAATAGCACAACAGACTATTGCTGGATCACCACCTAGCAGAATTTATACAGGAAGTGGGTATGCATTATACTTAAGATACAGTTCGGGTTCATTAACTACTAAAGTAAATTGTATACAGTCGCATTCATAAGGATATAAAATGGCAATAACAAAAACATACGCATACAACAAAAGAACAGATGACTTTGGAGATCTGTTGGGTATTGCACATAGAGTAACACTTGTAAAAGATGGCGTAACCAAAAAAATATCAGCACAAGAAGTTATAGGCGAAGCTGATGAACTAGGCATCGCAACAATGACTGATGCTGAACTTTTAGCTCATTGTAAAACAATTTTTAGTGATGAATTGATAGAAGCGGCATTTGACGTAGAAGATCCTCCAGCACCAAGTTAAACATAAATATGTATAGCAAATAAGGTGTACATATGGCATATATTGGACAAGCTCCAAGCACAATAGTAAGTGAAAATACTTTTGACGAATTTAATTTTACTGCAACCAGTAATCAAACTACATTTACTGGTGTAGATTCTGACGGCAAAACGCTGGAATACAATCCTGGTAATATGGAAGTATTTTTGAATGGTGTACGCTTAGAAGAAGCAGACTTTACAGCAACAAACGGTACCAGTGTTGTGCTTGCAATAGGAGCAACAACTGGCGATGTCATGAGTGTTAAAAGTTTCGCAGTATTTGAAGTAGGCGATGCAGTAAGCAAAGCATCAGGTGGTGCATTTGGTGGTAATGTAAGTGTAACAGGTACAGTAACAGCTACCAGTTATAGTGGAGACGGAAGCAATCTTAGTGGCATATCAACAGATTTAGTACTCGACATTACTCCACAGCTAGGTGGTAATTTAGATGGACAAGCATTTAACATTACTACTACAGGAACAATAGTCAGTAACGGATTGACAGTGGATACAAATACGTTACATGTGGATAGTTCTAATAACAGAATTGGCATTGGTACAACGAGTCCAAGCCAAAAACTTCATCTTGGGGGTACTGCATCTATGGACAGTATCATCAGACAAGACGCAACTACATCTGGTACAAATTGGGAAATTGGAGAAAGAGTAGCAGGAAAATACCAGTTTTGGGAAGATGACAATGACAGTGTGGTAATGACTTTAATGTCAACTGGTAATGTTGGTATTGGCACTGCTAGTCCTGATCAAAAAATGCATCTCTATACTGGTGCAGGTACAACTTTATACAAAGCAGAAGTCAACGCAAACAGTACTGTTGGATTAGAAATTAAAAAAACAGGATCAACTACACAGTCTTGGAGAATAGTAGACGGAGAGACTATAAATGGTGCATTGCAGTTTTATGATGTTACAGACAGCAGAGTGAGTCTGCAAATAGATGGCGATGGAGTTGTAAAAACTGGCGGTAGAGGTTTAACAATAGATAATAGTGCGGCGGCATGGACCGCTGTTAGTGTTGCAGAAGCGAGCAATGCAAATATGGCTTTAGTTGTATCACCTCATAGAGAAGCAAGAACAAAAGGCTTTTCAATGGGTTCAATGGGTCAAGGAAATCAAAGTGGTCTACAAACATTTGATACAAGCGATAATACTGCAAATGACTTTTTAATAAATCCGTATGGTGGTGTTGTTGGTGTTGGTGCTAGTGGAAATTTATCAGCAAAATTTACAGTAAACAAACCTGCCACTGGACATTCAACTGGATATCAAGAAGATATAGCTCAACTGTATACTACTGAAACAACTTATCTTGGAAGACATTACATGAACTTTTTCCATGATAACAACAACAGAGATACTAGCGGCGATCACACTGTATGGGGTATGGCATTTGGTTATGACAACAATACCAGAGGCGGAATACAATACGATCACAAAGGCAATGAACGTATGACTCTTTGGAGTAGTTATGGTAGTATGCAATTCAAAATACCTGCTACACCGGCGGCAACAAAACTTGCACATCAAATTACAGACGATCCAGCACTTGAACTTAAATCCAACGGCAACAATCTGCGTCCGAGACAAAGTGGTATTTGTCTTACATTACCCAGCAGTCAGACCTGGGCAAGTGGTAATAATTGGGTAAAAGTAAATTTAACTACTGTGGTTTATCAAAAGGGAAACACCAGTGCTTGGGATAGTGGCAATGGAAGATATACCTGTCCAGAAACTGGACTATATTTGTGTACAACAAGTGTACAAATGGAAAACAACGGTGGATCAGTATGGCGATACTTTTTTCCATGTATAAACGGAGCAACTAATGCAAGTAATGGTATGAACTTTGCAGACTTTGTACCTCAAGATTCACCAAATGCTACATACTATCATCATACTCACAGTTGTATTTTAAAGTGTAGCAGTGGTGATTATATAGAATGGAAAATGACTGGATCAGGCGGCGGACACACAGTAAAAGGTGGCGTTGAAACTGCCTGTGCAATATACTTTTTAGGATAAGGAAAAATGACAAAAACAATTACAACTGAAATAAGCGATGCAATGTACAAAGCATTAGAATCAGCGGCATTAGATCCTGCTGAATGGGCAAAAAGTGCAATAGAGTTAAGATGCAGAGAAGCATATAATGAAATATATAGTACTACTGTTGACAGATATTTAGAAGAAGGAATTACAGTGCCTGGTTCTAAAGATGAAATAGTATTGGACGCTTTTGATAGAGGTTGGACCAAAACAGTTGCACAACGCAACGCTGAATTTGATGATGAATTAGACGCTAAAGGATAACAATTATGACTAGGGCAAGAGATTTAGCAAATCAAGCAGATTTATCATTTGATACACTTACCTTAGGATCAACTGATGCTGGTTCTGATGTAGGCCCAATTATAACTCTTGACAGAAATTCAGCAAGCCCTGCCAATTGGGATAAAACTGGTACGATAGTATTCACAGGAAGAAACGATGCAGATGAAAGTATAGAGTATTTTCGGATAAATTCTCAAATTGAAGATGTAGCAGATGGTACTGAAAACGGAAGACTTCAATTTATGAGTATGAGGCAAGGCACCTTGCAAGAAACTATGTTTATGAACAGTTGGGGTGATATATATTTCCAAGGTTATAATCCTAAATTAGGATGGGTTGACCACAAAGGAACGACAAATGATCTATTTGTAGGTGTAAATGATTTAACTGCGGGTAGAGCTATAAACTTTCCAGATGCTGATGGCACATTACTCACAGCAGACAGTAGCGGTAATGTTAATATTACTGGCATTACTACATCAGCTGGTTTTAGTGGAAAAATTCATCCTGTTAATGGAGTAACCACAAACTATTTGTCTTTAAAAGATACTAACGAGCTTAACTTTTATGACTCCAGTGATGTTAGTCAAACGCTACATATTAACTATGATGGTGGTAATTTAGATCTAGCAGGAAGTGCTATTATTGTTACTCATGGTGGTGTTAGTGAGTTTAATGGAGACATAGTAGCAGATCAACATCTACGGTTAAGAACTATAGATGACCAAACAAATCAATGGTATGTATACACTTACAATGATGATACTTTGAGATTTAATTACAATGGTGTAGGTAATGACGAAGCAATATTTTATACAAATGGTAATTTAGATCTTGCAACTAATACAACTACTTCAGTGAGAATAAATTCAAATGCTAGAACCAACACAGGTTTGAATGTTGGAGGAGCCAGTGCTACAGCATCTGGCATATATGTTGATAACAGTGATGGTAGTGCTACACTTGATATAGCAGTACTAGGTTCCAGTTATGGTGCTCATGGCGCTAATGCTGGAGAAGTTTGGTTTTATTCACCCGATAATATTAACATTGGTGGTGCAACAGGAAGCACCAACACTATTAACTTATTAGGTGGCGGAAGAAAAAATATTGAATTTAGAAATAATGGTGTAGTATTTTATCCTGAAGTAGGTCAACAAGGAGATATGACATTTCCAATTTGTAGTGTTAGTAATAATGGCAGTGGTGGTCAATACATGCATGTACAGTTTCAAGCACAAGGTGGAGATATGTTACACATTCATTTCTTAGGTTATGATTATGGCGGAAGATACAGGAGTGGAGGCGCCGGTGGATACATCTATAACACCGCTGGTCAGGCAGGTTTGTATTCTAGTGCAGTTAGTGGGCATTGTGTAGCAGTATACCAAAATATTCAAAATAGAGTTGAACTAGTAATTGATACAGGTGCAGGTGGTACTGGTAATAGATGGGGTAGCTATTTGTTTTTTGGAGGCACTGATACAATTACTGGAAATAGTCCACTTACACTCACTCAATATACATGGAACGGTAGTACAGGAAGGCAATACTAATGACAAAAAAAGTTACAAAAGCAGATGGTACAGTAACTTATGTGGTAGAAGCATTCTTAGACAGCATTGTAGAGGAAGGTGATACTGTAGAAGACATGCCTGAGTTAGAAAGACAAGAACCTACAGCAGAAGAAATTGCCAATAATTTAGTAGCAATGGAAAATTATGAAGCTAGGAAATACCTAACAGAAACAGATTGGTATGTGACTAGAAAAGCAGAAACTGGCAAAGCTATACCTGATGATGTTTTGACCAAAAGACAAGAAGCTAGAGAAAAAGTAGAAGACATCTAACTTAAACATAAATATGTATAACAGACTAGGATATACATATGGCAATAAATTTTCCTACAAATCCAACTAATGGACAAACATTCGTAGCACTAGGCAGAGGTTGGCAATACAATTCAACTTCTGGCAGTTGGGAAGCGTTGATCCGTGTTAACACTGCATTTGATAGTGATGATGTTGCACAAGGTACAACAAACTTGTATGCAACCAACGAAAGTATTGACGATAGAGTCGGATCATTAATACAAGCTGGTAACAATATTACAGTAAACTATGATGATGCTAATAATCAACTTACCTTAAATGCAGTTGTTGATACATCTAATCTTACATCAGATTTGATACCAGATCAAAATAATTTAAGAGACATAGGTAGTACAGCTAAAAAGTGGAAAGACTTGCATATGGCGGGTAATGCAGTCATTGATGGTAACTTGACCGTGAATGGAACTACCACCACTATAAATAGTACCCAATTAGACGTAGATGACGTTAATATTACTATAGCTAGTGGTGCGGCTACTGCACTAGACGCTGATGGCGCAGGACTCACAGTTGATGGTTCTGGAGCTACATTTACATATTCAGCTAGTAATAATAGATGGAACCTAAATAGAGAACTTACAGTTTCTAGAGTACATGGTAATCTTACTGGAGATGTAATAGGTAATGTTACAGGAAATACAAGTGGTAGTTCTGGTAGTGTAACAAGTTTAAGCACAAATAGTATTGGTGAATTAAGTGATGTTGATATAACTACCAACGCACCTTCACAAGGCAATATGCTTGTATGGGATGTCAATAAATTTGTGCCAGCTGTTCCATATGATACAGGAAATTTTAACACTGATTTTGCCGCAAAAATTGATACTACAGGTATCACAAATGGTCAAATACTTGTATACAATAGTTCGAGCAGTAAATTTGTTGCAGGAGATGGATATGCAACTGGTAACTTCAATACTGACTTTGCAACAAAAAGTATACATGATTTAAGTGATGTTGTCAATACTGGATTGGCAGACAATAGAGTTTTAATTTACAACCAAAGTGCTGGTGAATATCAACCAGGTTTAATTTCTCCATCTAATATTAATACCACAAACAGTTTTGTAGACGAGTTTACAGCAAATGGCGGATCAGCAAGTTTTACACTTAGTCAAGATCCAGGATCAAAAACAAATTTATTGATATTTGTAGATGGAGTTCCACAGCTTAACAGCAACATTACATTAAGTGGCACAAGTTTAACACTTGGTGGAACACCAAGTAACGGACAAATAGTTGAAGCCAGAGGATATGGAATACTTAATAATATTGGTGCACCTAGCGATGGCACTGTTACAAATGTAAAACTGAACTTAACATATACAAGTAATCAGTACACAGGTAACGGAACACTAACTGATTTTACTATAGAAGCAGGACATACTTCAGCTGACATTCTTGTAATATTAGATGGACTTATACTTCCTCCAGCTGATTATAGTGTAAGCGGAACAACACTTACATTTGGTAGTGCTCCGCTTAACGGACAACAAATAGATCTAAGGTATATGCCAGTATGAGTAGAGTAAGAGATAAAGCAGATTTTCAATTTGCAGGTGAAGATTACACACACGGTGCCGGAGTCAAATATATTGCAAATATGATCCAAACAACTGATTTGGATGCAAATGGTACAATTTCCAATATACATTTACAAGACATAGCAGATGTAGCCGCAGTAAGTGCCAGTAACGATGGGTATTATTTAAAATACGATCATGCAACTACCAGCTTTGCTTGGTCACAAGTAAGTGGCGGTGGCGGCGGAACAATGAATGATGTGCTTGATGATACGACTCCACAGCTAGGTGGTAATCTACTATCAAACGGCAGTAACATTAAAATGGCTGACAGTGATGAAGTTGTGTTTGGAAGTAATGATGATGCAAATATCAAACATACTGGTACAAGATTTGTTGTTAATGTGAATACTGGCGATATTGTTATTAGAACTTATGCTGACGATGCAGATGTTACAATAGTTTCAGATGATGGCGTCGGTAGTATCGCAAATTACTTTAAGGCAGATGGATCAACTGGCGAAGCAATATTATATCATTATGGAATTGAAAAATTTAAAACAATATCAACAGGTATAGAAGTAACAGGCAATCTTACAGTAAGTGGTGACTTTACAGTTAATGGAACTACAACTACGATTAACACAACTGAACTAACAGTAAGCGACAATATTATCACACTCAACAATGACGAAACAGGCACACCAAGTCAAAATGCAGGTATTGCTGTTGAAAGAGGCACAAGTTCAAATGTTGATATTAGATGGAACGAAACCACTGATAAATGGGAGTTTACAAATGACGGCGCAACCTACAGTGACATTGGTTCTGGAGGAGATGTAGTTGATGACGTGACACCTCAACTTGGTGGTGATTTAGATGTCAACGGAAATGCTATTGAATACAGTTTTAGTTTATCAGGCAGTTCATCGCCTAACTATATATTTGCTGGAGGTAATCACTTTTTTAGTGGTGCTACAAACAATCCTACGCTTTACTTGTCGAGAGGCGTAAAATACAAATTTACTAATATTAGTAGCAGTCACCCATTTAGAATACAAAGCCAAAACACTGCGGGCGGTTCCTTATACAACGCAGGTGTTAGTAATAATAATGGTAGTGGTACAGTAACCTTTATACCTCCAATGGATGCTCCTAGTGAATTGTATTACTATTGTAATGCACACAGTAGTATGAATGGAACTATAAAAATACTAGGCCCAAGTGCAACAACAGGCGATATAAGTTTTAGCGGTAGTACAATAACCAGTAGTGGAACTACAGTTACAGTTGATGATAATTTAACAGTAACAGGTACACTCACTAGTAGTCAAGCAGGTGCTCCTGTATTAACAAGTGCCAGTAGTATTACACTAGAAGCTGATACTAGCAGTAGAGTACATGTTAGTCAAAGTCCTTTAAGATTGTACAATGTATCAACAACAAACAGAAATTTAATTACACTAGCAGACGGAGACTTGGTTTATGATAGTACTTTGAATAAAACCTACGTTTCAGAAAATGGTGCTTGGAAAAACATTGTAACAACTTCCTCTGAGTATGGAACTGTAGGAAGTCTAATAGAACAGTCAACTACTTCAAATACCAATGCTGGTACTATTACTTTCTTTGCTAACGATTATCAAATTTTAAGACTGAATGTAGATCAAAATAACAATAGAACATTGAGTATAAGTGGCGACAGTGGCACTACATTTAATAATAGTATGGCTACTAATGAAGTTAGAACAATAGCAGTATCATTTCAAAATGGTACAACTCCTTATTACATAAACGCTGTACAAATTGATGGTAGCTCAGTTACACCTAAATGGTCAGGTGGTACTGCACCAAGTGGTGGCAATGCTAGTAGTGATGATTGGTATACTTTCAGTATAGTAAAAACAGGCGCCTCACAGTTTGAAGTTTATGGTACATTTACACAATTTGCATAAGGAGATAAAATGCCTATAATTTGTTCAGCAACAAGTGTTAGAGCTTTCGGCGGTATAGGTGGATCATCTGGAGCCGCTGGTGGAAGTGACGAAATATTTACAACTCCTGGAATAGATTCATGGACAGCACCAGCTGGTGTAACCACAGTACACGTTGTGGCTGTTGGAGCCGGCGGACGAGGAGGATCTGCACCGGGTAGTATAACATATGGTTACGCTGGAGGCGGAGGCGGAGGCGGTCTTGCTTATAGAAATAATATAGCAGTAACTCCTGGACAAAGCTATACAGTAGTAGTTGGCAGTGGATCTGGTGGTGCTAGTGGCGCCGACAGTTCTTTCATCAATGAACAAACTGTTGCCGGATATGGTGGAGGAAATGGAGCAAGTAGAGCTTTAAATGAAAGCGGATTAAAAGCAGGAGGGACTGGCGGTGAGTTTAACGGACTAGGCGGTGGTAACGGCGGCGATGGTGGAGATAGTACAGGAGGTCAATATCATAGTCCAGGAGGCGGAGGTGGAGCAGGAGGCTACACTGGAGCAGGCGGACCTGGTGGTGATACAGGACAGATAGCATGGACAACATCTGGAGGATCTATAGGATACGGAGGTGGCGGAGGTGCTGGTGGACCTACTGGTGGCTCTTATGCTGGAGGTGGCGGAGGTGTTGGTCTCGACGGTCCTACTGGATATAATGCAAATGATGGACAAGGTGGTGAATACGGCACTTATCCATATCCTCCGGCTACAGGTGGTGCTGGAGGCGGTGATGCCGCGGCATGGCCCGCAGGCACTGGTGGACTTTACGGAGGTGGAGCCGCAGGTGGATACCACAACGAAGGTATGCGTAACGGAGCACACGGAGCAGTTAGAATAGTATGGGGAGTAACCAATCCTTTTAATCATTCATATCAAAATTATACAGGAGGTGAATATTATTCTGCATCTTCTATAACACATGGACAATGGAGAACTGCATCAACTAGTACAACAAGTAATACACAGATATGGATTAGACAACAAATAATAGGTGGACAATCACAATCTACACTAGCAGTAAATCTTCGAAATGCATTAGATGATAAGACAGCGGGCGATACTATTACAGTAGGAGCTCCGTTTAGTCCTAGTAAAACATTTACTATTTCAGGCGGCGTAAGCAGTCAAATTGGATATTTTGGAAATAATGATTACAAAAGCTGGTTCTTCGATGTTGATGCACAAGGGCTAACAAGTGATACTTATTTCTACGAGTTCACAGTTGCGGGATAATCCGCTAAATATGTATAGCAGATGGACGCAATAAATGCCTTTAAATAAATTAAAAACAACATCAATTGAAATAGATGCTATTACAGCCGACTTGTTGGCTACAGGATCTATTACATTAGCAGATATCAATGACGGTGAAATAACTGCCGCCAAACTGCATCAAAGTGGAGCAATAGATGGTCAAACACTGATTTGGGTAAATGCTAACAGTCAATGGGAACCAGGCGCTGGTGGTGGTGGCGGTAGCATGTCAGATTTAGTAGATGATACTACGCCACAACTGGGTGGTCAATTAGACTTGAATAGTCAAACTATTACTGGAACTCTATCAGTAGATGCAGATACAGACGCAACAGCTTCATTAGGCAGAGCATTAATACATTCACCAACTTCAGATAATGCTACTTTTAGCCATGTAGATCGTACTTCAATAAATGATTATGCACTATTAGCAAATGCTAGTGGTTCAACTTATATAAATGCAAAAGCTGGTTATTCTATATTTTTTAATAATGGTAATGGTAATGTTGCAAGTATTACTTCTAGTGGTCTTTATTTAACTACTGGAAAAACTTTAAGATTTGAAGGAAGTACAGGTGATGCTTATGAAACAACCTTAACTGTTGAAGACCCTACTGTTTCAGACAAAACAATCACACTACCTGATGCTAGTGGTACTGTGGTCACTACCGGAAATGCAGATGTTGGAGCAACTTCAACTAGTAGCAGTGACGCAGATCATATTTTAATCAGCGACGGCGGTGTGTTGAAAAAAATTACTCCAGCAGATTTAGGTATCGGTGGACCCTCAACTGCTTATGCAAAATACATATATGAAATATCTAGTACAGTGACCAGCGTAAGTGGTGCTGACGTAAATGGCAACACACTAAGTTATACTGCTGGAAACAATGTAGTTGAAGTATTTGTTAATGGTGTTAAACAACAAGAAGGTACAGGCAAAGATTATCAAGCAACCACAGGAAACAGTGTTGTGTTTGCTAGCAATCTCTACCAAAATGATCTTGTAGATGTAATTGCATACAATATGTTTGATGCAAACGTACTTGATATCAACACAGTTTTAACAAACGAAAACCTAGGCGGTGATCCTGCTAATGATAATGGAAATTTAATTATTTCTCATGGAGCCACAGGACAACCAATGGCTAGCATCGAAGCTGGTGCAATCAAAAATATAGTTATTGGTAATCAAAATTTAACTGCTCTGACAACAGGTGATAGGAATTTTGCGATAGGTAAGAATTGCATAGACTCAGAAACAACCGGCAGTGGCAACATTGCTATAGGCGAAAGTGTTCTGGGAGTTGGAACCGGTCATAATTACAATACAGCAATAGGTAGTATAAACGTAGGCACACATGGTTCTGCCGCCAGTCTACAATACAACACTTTTATTGGCGTTGGAGCAGGTCAATACACTGCAACTGGCGATTATAACACACAAATAGGCAGTTATGCTAGAAGCTACTACAATAACAGTAGTTATGGAGTTAGTTTAGGTTATAATACTAAACACGGTCATACAAATGGTACAAGTTTAGGATCATATGCTGGTTCTAGTATGTATAATCAAAGTGACTATACTACATTGGTTGGAGGATATGCTGGCTATGACATGGATGGCGGAGATCAATGTACTTTCATAGGATATGCCTCAGGTTATGCAGGAGGTAGTGGTAGCTATAACACCGCAATTGGTGTGGATTCTCTTAGAGATCTAACCAACGGAGCACATAATGCCGCCTGTGGCAGAGGAGCTGGTCGCAACGTAGAAAGCGGTAATAATAATACATTCGTAGGCAATAATGCAGGATTTGATCTTACCACTGGAAGTAATAATACATTCGTTGGATATGCCGCGGCACAAACTAGTTCAAATGATTTAATCAGTGGATCTAACAATACAATTATTGGTGCTCTCGCACAAAGTACAAGTGATAGTATGTCCAATACTATTGTACTAGGAGATGCTAATATTACAAGTTTTACATGTAATGTACAATCTATCAGTGCATTATCAGACGAAAGAGACAAAACAGATATACAAGATTTGACACTTGGACTGGATTTTATCAAAGCAATGAGACCAGTACAATTCACTTGGAATCGCAGAGATGGTACACTAGGTACTAGAAAAGAAGTAGGATTTATAGCACAAGAACTGCAAGAAGTTGAAATGGATTTCAACACAAAAAATAGAACTCACATGGTCAATGATGAGGATCCTAGCAAATTACTTGCGGCACCTATGCAATCATATCCAATACTAATTAAAGCAATACAAGAATTATCAGCTAAAGTTGACAGCTTACAAGCTGAAGTAAATACATTGAAAAATGGAGGTTAAAAATGGCAGTTAACGAACTTGACAGAGATTATCAGAGAATGTTACACAGTTGTGATATAATAGAAAATATTATCGCTGGTATGAAAATGGCTGATGCACCTGACACAGATAAAAAAAGCTCTGTGGGAGGTATAGTAATGCAATTAGAAGCAGAGATACTGGACGACAAATATACCACAGCAGGTAAAAGTTTGACAAGAATCAATGAAGTAATAGCAACTGGTCGTACATATTGGAAATCATAAAGGAATAAAAGATGCCAACAAGTAAGAACTTTGAATTAGGTAGTTTTGCAAATAATGTGGATCATGATCCAAGTACTGGTGATACAGAAATTTCCAACAATATCACACTTACAGGTGAACTAAGAGGTCCAAGTACATTTATTATTGATCCTGCGGCTGTAGGTGATGCAACTGGCTTATTACAAATCAAAGGTAATCTACAAGTTGATGGTACAACAACTACTATAAACAGTACAACACTTGACGTAGATGATCTTAATATCACTGTAGCCAAAGGATCGGCAAATGCCGCCGCGGCAGATGGAGCTGGACTAACTGTAGATGGAGCTAATGCAACATTTACATACGATGCTACCAATGATCGTTGGACAATGAACAAGTCTTTGTTTGCAACCATTGAAGGTATGAGCATTAATGATTTAACTGATGTTGATACTAATACAACACCTCCCACAAATGGGCAAACTATTGTTTGGAATAGTACTAGTGGAAAATTTGAACCTGGTACAGCCGCCGCAAATATTGGTGACTTAAATGATGTTGATACAACAGGCGTGACAGATGGTCAAGTTCTGGTTTATAGCTTGGCAAACAGTAGATTCGAACCAGGTACCGTAAGCGGTGGTGGTGGCGGAGGTGGGTTGTTTTCCTTGTTAGACTTTTAATAAATAAGTATATAGACAAGGAAGAACATGGCTTCATTTACAACATATAAAACAGCAACTATTAACACTACTACAGGTACAACTTTAGTTACTTGTGGTACTGGACAACATTTCCTACATAGTGCATATGTTACAAATGTTGAAGGCAGTGCATTACCTATTACATTAGAAATAGTACATGCTGATACAACGGTGACTCATGTAGCTCACAAGTTGAAAGTTTTTCCCAATGAAACAGTGGATTTGGTTTCTCAAAACAAAATATATCTCTTGACTGGAGATGCATTAAAAGTAAAAGCAGACAGAGGAAGTGCTTTCACTGTATCAGTGAGCTTATTGGATCAGGCAATATAAAATGACAGTAAACAATTCAAGAACAGATAGCACAGGCGGAATTTATACCGGAACAGCGTATGGAGATAAAACATTTTATGGATTTAAAATGGAACATACAACTGGAGATTGTACGGTCACTGTAATAGATGCTAACGACACAGACCCTATAGCGTTACCAGATACAATTTATTCTGAGATTGTTGGCGGTAGCAATGATTACAAAGCTCACTTTTTTAGTATTGATACAATAGAATTTGCTATTGACAGCAATGGTCATCTTCAAATGAAATTTTTGAGCTAGTGAGACGCATTGGCATAAATATCAATAGTATTTTAAAAGACAGGACGCAATAAATGGCAACAATTATAGACCTCGGAAAACTTAGATTTCATTTTGCAGGCGAATATGACGCCGCCACTGAATATGAATTAAATGACATCGTCAAGTACGGTGGTAATGTTTATGTATATGCAAATGTAACAAAAACAACAGGAAATCTACCAAGCAATCAAACTTATTGGACTTTGATGGTCGAAGGCTTTAAGTTTAGACAAGTGTATGACAGTGCAACACAGTATAGAGTAGGAGATGGTGTTACTTATGGTGGTAAAGTTTACATATGTATACTTGACACACAAGGCAATAACCCTCCAAATGCAATATACTGGAGTCAATTCGCAGATGGTATTCAATGGGAAGGCGACTATGTCGGTTCCACTGGATATCAAAAAAATGACCTTGTAAAATACGGGTCGCAGGTTTATATTGCAAAACAAGATAGTACAGGAAATCTTCCAACTGATATAGGTTATTGGGATAAGTTTGTAGAAGGTGTTAGCCCACAAGGTGTTTACAATTCCGCGACACAATACACACCAGGAGATATTGTAGCTTATGGTGCTAATTTATATCGTTGTACACAAAACAGTTCAGCAAATCTTCCAACAGATCCCGCATACTTTGAAAACTTTATTAATGGTAATAGCTTTAAAGGTAGTTGGTCAAACAGTACAAGCTACTACATCGGTGAAACTGTACGATACGGCGGTAATGTTTATAGAGCAAAAATTGATAACGTAAACAAACAACCAGACACAAATGGAACTGAATGGGAAGCGTTCTCAACTGGAGTTAATAGTAGAGGAAATTGGGCAAGTGCAACTTCATATGCTATCAATGATGTTGTGACCTACGGTGGTAATACATATATTGTATTAGAAGGACATACATCAGGTGTATTTGCTACAGATTTATCTTCAGGAAAATGGCAGAAATTTAATAGTGGTATACGTTACATGGGTAATTGGACCACAGCTACAAATTATCTTAAAGATGATATTGTTAAGAGTAGTGTTAGTACATATATTTGTTTAATAGATCATACAGCTGGCGCAGACTTTTTTATAGATTTGAACACAAATAATTATTGGGAAGAGTTTGTTGCAGGTGCTAGTTATGTGCTTCCAAATACAGCAGGTAATGCTGGTAAGTATCTACAAACACCAGACGGAGCAACATATAGTTGGCAATTTGCAGGTGCAAATGACAAAATTTTCTATGTAGCAGAAGATGCAACTAGTAGTGCTGATGATGTGAATCACGGTTCGGCAATTGACTATGCTTTTGCAAGTGTAAAATATGCGTGTCAATATATTGCGGCAGATACAGCTAACAGAACACCAGCTACAATCTTTATCAAAGACGGAACATACAGCGAGGTTTTACCAATCACAGTACCAGCAGATGTTACTATTGTTGGTGACGGACAGCGTAACTGTATTATTCAACCAGCGGCTGGAAATGGGGATAACGGAATACCAAACAATGAGGAAACCATGTTCTTCTTAGATAGTGGTGTAATGATTGAAGGTATTTTAATGAAAGGTCTAACAGGATTTGTAATGGGTACTCCTGGAGATCCAACAACTAGTACAGTAAAAGGTTGTTACTTAAGATTAAAACCAGGAGCAACAATACTTAAATCACCTTACATCAAAGAATCAAGTGCGTTTTCAACAGGAGGCGTTGGTGCTATTGTTGATGGATCAGTAGTTGCCGCAGGCACAGCGGGCAGTATGGTGTTTCACACATACACCCAAGTACATGACGGCGGCATTGGCTTTTGGGTAAGCAACAATGGATTGAGTGAAATTGTTTCATGCTTTACTTACTATAATGATTATGGATATGTATCAACTGGCGGTGGTAAGATTCGTGCATTGAACGGAAACAACAGTTATGGTACTTACGGTGCGTTAAGTGCTGGCTTTGATACAAACGAAGTTGCCGCAGATGGATATGTCTACGGTGACACAATTACCTATCAAGCAAGTACACTTGGTACATCAGAAGGATTTACAGTTGGCGATACACTAACATATGGTGGTACGACCACAAACAATGTTGCAATTACCGCAGTGTCCAACGAACAACAATGTACAATCACAACAGCTAACCCACATGGACTTGCAGAAGGCGATATGGTTGCGTTCAAAGATACTGTTCCTAATGATTGGGCTAAGACATTTGGAAGTCATGGTACTGCTACTATGTACAATAGAACTTGGTATGCTGATGTAGTAAGTGCAACACAATTTAGAATATGTACAAATCCAGATTTATCAAATTACTTTGACACACGAAGCATAAACGGCTGGGGTGTAGTAAATGAAACAATCTCAGATGCTACAAGAGCCAATCCAGTTGTTGTAACAATAACAGGACATGGATATTCCAATGGTAGTGTAGTACAGAACATTTCTGGTATTGTTGGTATGACTCAATTGAATGGTCAAAGTTATTATGCAAACAATATTACAGCCAATACAGTCGAACTTTACACAGATGCAGGCTTAACAACGACACTAGACGGAACGGCTTTTAGTGCATATGTAAGTGGCGGTAATGCTGAAAGAGTATTAACAGGTACAGCATTTACTAGTGGCGATATAATTAATTACAAAGAAATGAAATCAACAGTTGCTAATATTCAAACCAATATTCAGCCAGCGGCTAATCACAGATTGGTTGTAAATGGTACTATAAAAGGTTATACAGGCAAAACAATTAAAGTGGCTGTAAGAGACAGTGGATCAGGCAACAGATATGTATTCGACGGTGAAGAACTAGGTTCTCACAAAATGGATACAAAACATAGAATGTATATCTTTGAACAAAATGATTTAAGCAATAATGGACATCCTTTGTATTTCAGCGAAACACAAGACGGAACACATAATGGTGGAACAGAATATAATCCTGCTAAAGATGCTGTAACAGGGCTTACAGGTAATGCTGTAGAATATTACTTAGATGGAATTAAACAGGCAGACTTAGCCGCATATAATTCAGGATTTAACGCCGCAACTAGCAGAGAAGTTTGGGTAGTAGGTGCTACAGCCGCAAAACTATACTCTGTTTGTGTAAATCATTCTGGAATGGGTGGCGGAACTGGCTATACATCTACAAACGCAACATACACACCAACAACTGGTATTTTGCTAATGGATATCGGAACGCACAGTCTTCAGCCTGGCGACAATGTAGAAATATTGCAAGACAGTATTAGATTTACTTGTGCCCAAGACGGAGATGGTTCAAATCATGATTACCCAAGAAGTAGTGATCCTGCAAAAACAAGCGTATTTGTAAAAGTTATAGACACAACAGCAACTACAATAACAGTTAATGTTGGAATCAGTAGTAATACAACCACACATAATTATGTGAGTACACCAATTAGTAATAATATTCAAACAAGTTCAAGTGATAAACCGACTATTATTTACAATACAACAACACAACACAGTACAGCAGATACACATTGGGAAAGATTTACAGGAATTTACAGAACAGATAGCATAGCTGATGCTTCGACAATTACTGCACAAGATGGTCAAACTGCTACAACTATAGCCGCTGACAGTGCCAAAGGACAGCATGGATTTAGTATGGTACTAGCCGGATTGAGTGAAGAACCTAGACCAGGTGCAAGTATTGAATTCGTAACAGGACCAGTATACAATCCTACAGACAATGTAGATATTACTAGGACACCTAACACAGGTTTAGACACAGTTAGTTACATTGTAACTACAGTTTCAGGATACACTGCAAGCAGTGATCCAACTATACTTGGAACATGTACAGTAACATTGGCAACAGAAAAACCTGATACTAGCGATACATATTATGGACAAATGTTTAGATTGAGATACAAGTACAGTCAAGTTAGACTTACTGGACATGACTTCTTAAGTATTGGTACTGGTGGTAGAGCATCTACAAACTACCCAGGTGAACCAACACAAGCGTCTTCACAAGGTAATGAAGTTACAGAGACATACCCAGGTCGTGTTTACTATGTAAGTACAGACCAAGATGGTAACTTTAGAGTTGGTAACTACTTTAGAGTTGATCAGTCAACTGGTAGAGCTACATTGGATGCTAGTGCATTTGACCTAAGTGGTTTGACAAGTTTGAGATTGGGTAGTATTGGTGCTCAGTTAGGTGAAAGTATTAACGAATTTAGTGCAGATAACACACTAAGTGGAAACAGTAACACGGCTGTTCCAACAGAACAGGCTGTTAAAGGTTATGTTGATAACAATGCTATACCTAATTCACTACTGTCTACGGCAGGTGATGTGTTATACAGAGATGCTACAGGCCCACAGAGATTGGCTATTGGAAATGCTGGACAGGTTCTAGTAGTTAATGCTAGTGCAAATGCAGTCGAATGGGGAGATTCATCTGGTGGCGGAGCGGCTACACCTTATGCTAGCTCAGGAACTACTGAAGATAGTGACGGTTTTGTAACAGCGGCAACTAGTACTGGTGTTGCAGTAAGTTCAGTAACATATGAGTATCAAGGTAGAGCTCCAATAGACGACATAGACTTTGGTAGATACAAAAGAATAACTAGTTTTACACAAGCAGTAGGTGCTACTACAGAAACTGTAGCTCTTACATATAAAACAAATGGTGAAGTTGACACTATAACAGTGACATAAATATAACTAAGAAACAGGAACAAAAATGGCAAACGCACTATTATATAACGCACTTATGAGAGAGAATGAAACTCTCAGGCTCCTTATCGATGAAGAAGAGTTTAAAAAAATAGAAGCAAAATTAACCAATACGCCCTGGGATCCAACTAACTGGAATTTACTTCCTTATGATAATAGCAATTATGATGCTACTAGAGAAATTTATACTTGTGCGGCATGGGGTTCAAATACACAAAATAGTTGCGGAGCGACTTGTACTTGGACAGTACCAGCTGGTGTTAATAGAGCTATGTTTCAAGTATGGGGTGCAGGTGCGTACACAGCCACAGGTTGTTGTTGTGGAGGAAGTCATTATGGACCAACTGGTGCATATGCAGTAAGTATTCTTCCAGTTACAGCAGGTGAAAGTTGGCTTATGTGTGCGGCATGTACATATTGTTGTTGGTCAAGTAGAGGTACTGGTCCTGCTACTATGTGTCAGAGTTATGTAACTAACACAAATGGAACACAATGTTTAATAGCTATGGGTGCATGTAGTGGCATGGGTAGATCTGCTGAAATGTTGCATGGTGAAACATATTGTAGATATAGATCTCCAGATGGAAATAGAGATTCAGGTGCGTGTCTATGTAATGGTGGACATGATTATTGTTTTACTAGTAGTTGTGCAACTTGTGGAGAAATTGATTTCCATAAAGATACTGATATTTCATTTACAAATTACAACATGGGTGATTGTACTTGCGGACTTCCTAGCTTGTACGGTAAAGCATGTTTTGATACAAACCATTATGGATACAAGTTTCATGCTCCGGTAATTGATGTGGATCATACAGTAGCGGCAAACACATGTCAATGTTGCTTTAGTTATAGTAGTGGTACATGTTGTGGTGGTAGCTGTTGTAGTGCATCCGCTGGGTATAGACAAGTATATGGAGCAGGTGGTACAGCAACACACGTTATGGGCGGTGGAAATAGTAATTGTGGAGATTCTGGTAGACCGGGAATGGTACGATTAACTTGGTGGACAGCTTAATGAGAAAAGATAAATAATTACGAAGGTAAAAAAATATGGCAGATATTACAAAAGAATTTACAATTGATGTTCCAGACGAGCTGTGGATCGATAAGCATGACGATTCCAATACAGCTACCTACACATATACTGGACCTGATAAAGTATGGTTAGGATCAAACAACGAAGAACAAATAAACTATATTTCATTTGATGAGCCAGATAGTGATGAACTTGCAATGTTAACTCAATCAGGTATTAGTGTAATTGAAGTTGATTGTGATGCACAACCAGAAGTTGGTATGTGGTCACAACCTATTGCTGATGACTTTACACATACATTTGAAGATGAAACAAACGCTTTTGATGACAGTGTATACAAAAAAATTACCAATCCTAGATTAAGAGATTGGATGGATTGTATTGTTGACCCATCAGATAGCTCAAAAATTAAATTAACACCTATTTACAAGACAACAGACACTGCTCCTGAAGTAAAAGCAAAAGCTAGAAAAGCATATGTTGAAAGATACAATAACCAATATGCTTTTACTACAGATCAACAATCTGCTATTGACACATTTATCAGTGATATAGATACATATATTGCATCATATGCCAATTGTTACCCTTGGAAATTTATAACAATCTCAGAAGGTTCAATGCCTCAGATACCAGCAGAGTTAGGTACGTTATTTGAATCACTACCTTCTAAGGTATCCGAAAATGAAGATGTATAGGAGTAGCTAATGAGTGATGTACTTTTATATGCCGCAATGAAAGAAAACCAAAGACTCCGCGATATGTGGAGAGATTTTAAAGATGGAGCCGCTGGTTCCGCAAATGTCTATACAGCCGCAAATGGTGCATTAGGTACAAGTTCTTCAGATAGAATTACTGGAATTAGTTGTGCGGCTCCTGAATCAGGTGGCGGCGGTGGCACGGCTTCTACAGCTAGATTAAAAACAGAATGGGCGGCAGTTCTTGGAAATTTAACAGCCGCAAAACCTAATGGTTTTAAAGCGTGTGATACAAGTGGTTATTTCAGATGTGGTACAACATGTACTTGGACAGTGCCATCTGGAGTGACAAGAGCAACTTTTCAAAGTTGGGGATCCGGCGGCGGAACAGGATCAAACTGTTGTTGTGGCGGTGCACCTTTTGGACCTAGTGGAGCATATACTGTAATTGAAATGGATGTAACTGCAGGTGAATCCTACTATATGGATGTTGGTTGTGCTTATTGTTGTTATGCATATCAAACTACAAACGGATATTGTGGAGGCAATACTTGTATTTGTGGACCAGGATTATTCTTGTGTACACTAAGTGGACTAGCATGTTTTACAGACTGGATGACGTCAACAAGAAGCCATTCAGGAAATAAATTTGTAGGAAACACAAACCAATCAGCTGAAATACCATCAGGTGCTTCAAACAACCTGTGCGGTGCATATCAGTGTAGCGGATGGAATTTTTGTTGGGATAGTGGTAGTGATATGTTAGAAATTGATTTTGTATATTCAAATCAAAGATCCTGGTGTTACACTTGTATAGCAACCGACAGAAATGCATGTTGTTTTGGTATTCCAAGTATGTATCCTTATATGAAAATCGGATCAGATCTTAACAATGGCAGTGAGACATGTCCAGCACCAGTTTATGGTTATGAGGATTGTACTTGTAAATTTTCATGGCAGGGTGGTAGCAGTTGTTTTGGATGTAACTATACAGGATGTAACCATAGACAAATTCCAGGTTCAGGCGGAGCGGCAGGAAGTACTTTTGGTGGCTGTAATGCATGTGGCGGAGACAGTGGTCGAATGGGCATGGTCTGTATAAGCTGGTGTTGTTGCTAATCTTTTCTTAAAAAATCATTGACATTTTAAACTGCGTAGTTTATTATAGATATATAGTACTATATGTACGAGCATTTATATAAACGCGATGAAAGAATCATATGAAAAAATCCTTTTTTATTAACGGCGGGGCTGGCAGAGTGTTATGCTCATTGCCTGGACTTGAATGGTATCAACAAAATGTAGATAAAGATGTTGTTATTATTGCTGAAGCATGGAACGAATTGTTTCTTGTTAACAAAAATCTTAGACACAACGTATGGCCCTTAGGTGCAAAAGGTTTGTGGGAAAAAATTAGAGACACAGAGCTTATAAGTCCAGAACCATATAGACTTAATGCATACTTTAATCAACGTTGTAATATGATACAAGCATTTGATATGCTTGTAAATGATCATACCGAAATGCCTGAAAGCAAAGCTATTAACTTAGATATAAACAAGGTAGATCAAATACATGGTCATTCTATGTGTGACAAAATAAAAATGCAAACAGGCAAAGAAAAAATTGTAGTGTTTCAACCTTTTGGTTCTGGAGCAAAACAAGACGGAAGATTTATATATGATAGTAGTGGTAGAAGTTTTGAGCTAAGAGATGTGTATAGAACTATAGATAAACTGACAGAACATTATGCAGTAGTTATTATGAGTACAATACAACTTCCTCCACCTGAGAAACCAAATGCCAGTGTAGTTATTCCAAATGATACTAACTTATTGCAGTGGATGGGTATTATCAATGCATGTGATTACTTTGTTGGATGTGATAGTATGGGACAACATTATGCTCATGCACTAGGAAAACCAGCCACAGTAGTTATAGGAAGTACTTTTCCAGAAAACATTACATATCCTGGAAATAAAGATTTTACAGTAATTGATGCAGGTAAAGAAAAAAGACAGTACATGCCTTTTAGAGTTACAATGGATTGGGCATTAGAACGTGACAACGAAGACTTGATGATTTTTGAAGATGATGTGTTTGATGAAATAATCAGTAGTGTAATTAAAAAGTTAGGCAAGCCAAAAAACAAAGCACCGCAACAATTACCATTGGCAAATCCTAATCAAGGTGATGTATGTCCTACACACGGAGTTGTACATCAAAAGCCATTGACACAAAATTTTCAAAATTATTTGAATATACAAAACAACGATTCTAAAAGATCTAAAAGACGTAAAAGATAACGGAGAAAATATGTATAAAAAACGATATGAATCTGGCTATATTTTAGGCATAAGCCGAGGACATAACTCAAGTGTATGTCTACTTAAAGACGGAAAGATAGTTTTTAATATAGAAGAAGAAAGACTTACCAGAACAAAATATGACGGAATGCCAATGGCAGGCATTACTGAAGTATTAAAATACACAGACAAAGTAGATCATGTTTATCTATCACATACTAGAACATTAGAATCTGAACCTGACTTGATAGTTGACTATACAGGCGATAACATATATTCGGGTCTATGTAGGAAGCTGGGACTAATTGATAGAAAAGTAAACTTGTGGGATCATCCACAGTTTACTGATTTGTCCAGACAACATCACAAAGTACATGCCGCATGTGCTTTTTATAGAAGTGGATTTGATAATGCAGTTGCAGTTGTAATTGATGGAGCAGGCTCTGTACTTTCAGCCTCTTGGAAAAATGATACTTTCTCAGAAGATACTCCTCATGCAATTTGGGAAGTTGAATCAATAATTGATTGTGAATATCCTGCTGAATTTAATTCAAAATTTAAACATTTTGGCACACGTGATCCAGCAACTACTCAATTGGTTTTTAATAGAAGCGGTGAAGAGTTTGGAGAACTAGATAATAATTACACTTGTTTAATTTCCAATAGAGCTGGTCTAGTAAAATGTTATGAAGCAGTAACACAATACTGTGGATTTCAAGCTATCGAAGCAGGCAAAACAATGGGCTTATTTCCTTATGGAAAAGAAAATCCAGCTATTCCGCCTTTAATTGATCCACATACTCCTTTTTCTCTTAGTAATGCAAATGTTATCATACCAACATATCCTAATAGTGCTCAAGTAAATATGCAGTTGTATCCAGAACTAAATGTACCTTGGATGAATCCGGATCATGACGTATCTAAAGAAACTAGTCGAAGAGATTTAGCTTATGCAGTACAACAAGCAACACAAGTAAAAGCATTAGATTACATTCTTACTGCAAGTAAACTAGCTGATAAGAAAAATGTTGTTCTTACGGGAGGTTATGCTTTGAATTGTGTAGCAAATTATAGCTTCTTAGAAAAGGTTAAAGAAGAAGGAATAAACCTTTATGTTGAGCCAATTAGTAGTGATGCTGGTACTGCTATTGGAGCGGCCCTTTGGGGATATCATGAAGCAAGCAGAGACGAAATGCGTAGAGGACGTGACATTTATCTAGGACCTGAATACAGTTACGAACAGAGTGATATAGATGAACTTGTTGCTGAATTTGATTGTCAAATGTCTGATGCAAGTCAAAGTGATGTAGTAAAACTTATTACTGAAAAAAATATTGTAGCTATGTTTCAAGGACGCAGTGAAAGTGGTCCAAGAGCATTAGGTAATAGAAGTATACTTTATGATCCGAGAGATCCAAAAGGAAAGGATCATGTTAACACAGTTAAAAATAGAGAATATTTTAGACCTTTTGCAGGCACTATTCTAGCAGAAGATGTACACGAATGGTTTGACTTGCGAGGCATGGAAGATACACCACATATGATGTATGCAGTTAACTGTCAAGAAGGAGTTGCTGAAAAAATACCTTGTATCATTCATGTAGATGGGACTTGTAGAATCCAGACTGTTACTGAGGAAGAAAATCCTAACTATTATAACTTTATTAAAGAATTTAAAAAACAAACAGGTGTTCCTATTGTGTTTAATACAAGTTTTAATTTAGGAGGTGAACCGTTGGTAGAAACCTTACAAGATGCATTTAATACTTTGCAACAAAGTGATATAGAATATCTATATCTACCTGAATTTGGAAAGTTATTATATTTTGGAAACTTTATCGAATAGTATAAAAGTCGGCAACTATACTGTAATCACTAATCAAGAGACTGACGGATATGGTGCATTAACTGTAAAAGATGCTATTAGTTGCTTTCTTCATTTTGCTCAAGGTCGACAATTTGAAAATGCATTAGAATGGTGTTGTGGACCTGGATATTTTGGGTTTTCAGCACTACATTCTAAACTTACAAAACAAATAAGTTTCAGTGATATAAGTGAACATGCACAGTCAGTAATATTAAACAGCCTACAAGTTAATAACTTAGACTGCGAATTTTATCTGTCAGATAATTTTAAAAATATTCCAAAACAAAAATTTGATCTTATCATAGCAAATCCTCCTCATTTTAATTTTACTGTTCCGGACTATAGAGATGACCTTACAGTAAAAGAACACGAACCAAGAAAGATGAGAGATTTAGATTGGAACATTCACCGAAACTTTTTTGATAATGTAAATGAGTATCTGACAGAAGATGGTAAAATAATGTTAATGGAAAACATTACAGGTAGTACACCAGAAACATTTTCAGATATGATACATAAAAATAATTTAAAAATTACAAATGTCAGTAAAAGTGTTACACATGCAGACTTTGTTTACTACATTGAGATAGCTAAAGATGTCAGTTGATTTCGATGAGTTTCGAAGTTTATTTGATGATACATGGGATATGGCATACTTGTCACGCGAAGATACTTTTCAAGCCAGTATGTCTCCTGTAAAAGCCAAGTACCATGTATTTGGTAGAGATTTTACAAATGGTATTCATTTTCCTGACATAACACACGGAATTGTTATGTGTAAATTTGGAGAAAGTTGGGACTATAGTTTTTACAAGGAAATACTCGATACAATTAAACAAAGTAAAATATTTGGTTGGTATCCTATGTATACCAATTATAAAGAAGCGGCTATACTAAGTGGACTAGGAGTAAGAGCAAGAAATACATTAGTATACAGTTATAAATTTGGTTTTGATTGTCATTTTGCAATGGTAGGATTTAAAACAGAAATTATTAACATACCTAATAAAAGTAAAAAAATTCAACACAACATGTGGAAAAAATGTACTGGCTGTTATGATTGTATTAACGCTTGCCCAGCTCAAGCAATACACTATAACGAAAAGAATGACAAAGCATGGCTAGATGGAGGTGCTTGTGAAAATTTTATATTTTTTGGAACAACATCAAAAGGCAAATACGATAGCAAAAAGATACCAAGTGTAATTAGTTATTGGCACAAAAATGTTCATCCTGAAGTTGATCAAAAAGTTGTTGACAGTGTTACCACTGTAGGTGATATGCACAAAGTAAACAACATGCAATGGGACGCAAATGGTTATGCATATGACGGAAACAATACAACAAAGAATGGGGAGAACATTAGATTACCACATTGTAGAGAATGTACTGCACAACCTAGGTGTAGCAAATATGAAGGAAAGTTTCCTTATAATTCTATTTTGTAGTCTATTAAATCTTGCTCACAAGTAAAAAGTGACTGTTTAAAATCTGTTTGAAAGTTAACCAGTTCACCTGTTCTAAAGTATTTTGTTATTTTATCTGATAATATGTCATGATTGCATCTACTAAAATGTCCTAATCTTTTATCTGATCCGTTCCATATTTTTTCTTGCATCCATTTATCATCAGCACGGTTCTTAAATTCTGCTTCTTCAGCTTGCACCATACCCCAGTCATTGGGTACATGATGTAACCTAGTGCTATCAAATCCAGGTAGTAAACAAAATTTGTAAGGTTTTAAAATTTCTCTAACCCATGTTAGAAACCACTCATAGTAAATCTCACTACACTTTTCATGTTGCTCAGTAAATTCTTCTTGATACAATTCTACTGCTTTGAAAGTTCTTTTAGGTAATAACTTATCTAAATTGTTTACATACAAATTTCCTAAACTAGGCTCTTTGAGTAGCCATCTTCTGTGAATACTTGTGCTTACCACTACAATGTAATCATCTTTTCTAAATTTGTTTTTGTTTAGATATTGACTTATTTGGTATCCAATCCACTCATTACTTACTCCTGGCAAACTAGCACCTGCTACATATTCAGTGCCTAGTTTAGTACAAAGTTGTCTAGGCCAATGCCAATCAGGACATTTCCATTCGCCGCCTCGTTCATTGTAATAATACCAATGATTTTTATCACTTACAAAACTATCACCGAATACCCAAAGATTACTCACTTTGACTATCTCCTTTGAAAATACGATAATTGTCTTCCACACTATCTGGTGTGCTTACTTCAATTATAATACTGTTATCTTCCATAGCTATAAGCTGATGAGGTAATAAAGGGGTATTACGCCAAGTTTCTCCTTTTGTGAGAATATGTGTTTCCATATCTGCTGTTTTTGTATCTAGTGTGTGTAAGGTAAAACTACCGTTTAAAACATACCAACTTTCATCTTTTTCTTTATGAAAGTGCATACTAAATTTTGCACCTTTCTTGTCGAAGAACATTAGTTTACCACAATACTTGTCGGTAGTTGCAAATATAAGTTCTTTACCCCAGCCTTTCTGTTGTTCACCTTTTAATCGTGTCATAATGCCATCCTTTTGATTGTATTTGTTGTGCTTTGGTTTTCTACTGTTGGTATTATTACAACTTTTGCAAGCTCATTTCCAACCACAGTATCTACAGTATAGTCTCCACCTTTTGTAATAATATCCGGACGTATTCTTTCTATTAATTTTTGTGGAGTATCTTCATCAAATAATATTACTTCGTCAACAAAATCCAAACTTTCAAGCACAACTTTTCTATCAGTTTCGTTGTTAATTGGTCTAGTATCGCCTTTTAATCTCTTAACGCTAGCATCAGTATTTAATCCTACTACAAGATGCCCTCCGAGTGCTTTACTTGCTTTTAGCATTTCAACATGTCCTCGGTGCAGTAAATCAAAACATCCATTTGTAAACACAACTGTAGGGCGAGGATCCAAATCCTTCCAAGCAACAACGTAAACACCATTGTGTTGTACACTTACACCAGCACCTTTGTTAGCCATCTCACAGGCAAACTCTAAACTTTCACCCATGTCTAAAAAGTATGACATCACTGCTAAAAATGTATCACCTGCACCTGTAACATCATATACATCTTGTTGTTGTGTTGGATAGTGTACATCATTTATCATATAACCATCTGCACCCATTGTTACAACCATATTAGTATCAACACCATTATTATATTCTTCATATTCTTTTTTATTGGGTTTGATTACATCAGCACCTGCATATAAATCTAAATGTTGTTTAGGGTCGACAATTACATAACAGTGATTATCTTTGAGTATCTTTATTAAACGTTGCGGATCTTGTATGGTACCTTTGTTGTAATCGCTTATTACCACTGTACAGTTATGTACACGTTCTTTTACATAATCAAACAATGTGCTATTGTCTATTGTTTGTTCTCTATCAATTCTAGTAATATAGTGTTTGTCAGCATAAATTCTTTGCTTTAGTGGCATATGTGTACAAAATAGTTCTACGGGCCAATCTGTAGTATCATTTCTATAACCAATAAGTGTTACATCATTTGGATAACTTAGATTTGTAGTTTCAAACAGGCTTTTTATGTTATTGTAAACATTTCCTGCTCCACCTAATTTACGTTCTGTCTTTTGGTGTTTTACAACAGGCACTGGTGCTTCTGGACTAAGGCGTGTGCTTGTACCATAAACATATTCATCTATAATAATATCACCAATTACTACAATCACAAATTAGCCTCAACAAATTCATCAGGTGTTATAAATTTATGATTTATAAGTGTCTCTAACTGTTCATTGTTACTACAAGTATACATTTGATAAATGCCTTTGAGATCATCAGGCACAGGAATATATTCGATCACTGCATTATAATGACTAGCAATAAGTTTTGCCCAATACTCAAAAGTATTAGTTGTTCCTGTACCTAAGTTACAAATAAAACTATCATTGTATGTTAAACTTTCATACATTATATGTACCACATCATCAACACAAATAAAGTCACGTTGTACTTTATCACTACCTTCGAATATCTTAATTACACCTGTATCTTTTGCTTGCTTTATGAAGTTTGTATACGGACTGCCCATTCCTATAGCTTGTTTGTGACCTTCTCTATTTCCATACACATTGAAGAATCTCCAACTTTGTACTTTACAGCCAATGGTGTTTCTAAAAATATTATCACATATTAACTTACTACTGGCATATAAATTTTTAGGAGATTCATTAACTGGGTGCTCTTGTGTAGTTATATTGTCACCATAAACACTGGCACTGCTAGCAAAAACCATTGTGTTACATTTTTCCAATAATTGTCTAGTATATACAACATTACTTGTGTATATTTTTTGCCAATCTGTTTCTTTTGTGCTACTGTTAGCACCTATATGCCATACAGTATCACTTTTATCTATATGCATATCTAACAATTCGTTGGGACTAATAAAGTCTTCAAAAATTAATCCTGCAATGTTTTTTGTTTTATCCATAGATAGATTATCCACTAACAACACATCATCATGTCCTTGTTTGTTTAAATATGCAACTAGATTACTACCTACAAATCCAGCCGCACCCGTAACGATATGCATAGTTGACTCCTATTTTGTAACAGTATATAGTAAAAAATCTTTCTTGTCAAGATTAACTATAAATATAATTATGTTAAAGTACATTAAAGAATGGATTAAAGATTACCAAGCCGCTACTGAAGAAATGAACAAAATGGGTTATTTTACGTTAGGTACTTGGTTTGGATCTTACACATATGTCGACAAAGAAATGTATAAAGAATATCATGATAGAAAAAAACAAGTTTCAAGACATTATAAGCAACTTAAAGAGTAGTGGTAATTACAGGGTATTCAACGATATACTTAGAGAACGTGGAGAGTATCCACAAGCAATTTACTACGGCCCTTACAATATAAAAAACATTGTTAACTGGTGTAGCAATGACTATTTGGGCATGGGCCAACACAAAGTTGTATTAGATGCTATGCATACTGCACTAGATCAAACAGGAGCAGGTAGTGGAGGTACCAGAAACATAGGTGGTACCAGTCATTATCATGTTGCACTAGAATACGAACTGTCGAAATTACACAACAAGCCGTCGTCTTTGTTATACTCCAGTGCTTATGTTGCCAACGAATGGACACTAATAGCACTTAGTAAGATAGTAAAAGACATTGAGTTTGTAAGTGATAGTAAAAACCATGCTAGTCTTATACAAGGAATCAGACACAGTGGTGCACCTAAACATGTATTCGAACACAACGACATGGATAGTTTAGAACAAGTACTAGAACAAGTACAAGGTACAGCTTGTATTGTGTTTGAAAGTGTATACAGCATGGATGGTTTTACAAGCAAAGCAAAAGAAATAGTTGCACTTGCTGAAGAATATCAAGCTATTACATATTGTGATGAAGTACATGCTGTTGGATTATATGGCACTACTGGTGCTGGCTATTTAGAACTACTTGGCTTACAAGACCAAGTAGACTTCGTAAATGGTACACTAGGCAAAGCATTTGGCTGTCAAGGTGGTTATGTTGCAGGAGATGATGTTGCTATAGATGCAATTAGAAGTGTAGCAAGTGGTTTTATTTTTACCACAAGCATGAGTCCGGTTATATGTGCAGGAGCATTGAGCAGTATAAAATATTTGCGTAGTGAGCATGGAGTTGAACTCCGTGAACAACATCAAAATCGTGCAACAAGACTAAAGAAAATACTAAGACACAAAAACATAAACATGATTGAAAACGACACACATATTGTGCCTGTAATAGTAGGAGATCCAGTTCGTTGTAAACAAATAAGTGATACATTACTAAATGATCATAACATTTATGTACAGCCGATTAACTATCCAACAGTGCCTGAAGGCACAGAACGTTTGAGATTTGCACCTACACCAATGCACAGTAACGCTATGATTAGTGATTTAGCAGAACGATTAGAGGAAGTATTATGAGTGAAATATGGGATAAACTTATTGATTGCGAACAAAAGATTATTGGAAAATGTGCTAGTTTAGGTACAGAAAATTTTGATGATCCAGAGTTTGATTGGCTTAACAAAGTGTACGAAGGAGAGCATTTTAGACGAGCTCATATAGACAGTGTAGATGCTAGAGACTCAAAAGGTTTATATATGACTCATATATGTGTGTTCCCAAAATTTAATAATGATGCACCTATATATGGATTTGATATTATAGCAGGTAAAAACAAAGTTACTGGTGCTTTCCATGACTATTCACCTACTGTAGATTGGGAACATTCTATGTGTCATTTGTTTAGAGATTGTGTGCAAGATTTAGAATGGAAAAAACAACGTGAACTTCCTCCTTGGGCTCAAGCTATATTCAGTAAACATATGGTAGCCGCAAGTAATGTAAAAGTAGATGAAATGGACCAAGTTGTAACTATGGCATTGGATAATTTAGACATGTACTTTGAAGAACTACCTAAATACACTAGTAATACATTAGATGTAGATCAAATTAAACGTAAACAAAACAGATACTGTCACTATCAAAAACAAAATCCGCATACACCTAAAGCAATGGCGGCACTAGGACTTGATCCTGTTGATAT